CCAGCTATCGGTCGTTGGGAAAAGACTTGCGGTAAGCATCCTACACAAAAGCCCTTACGCCTTCTTGTTCGGATGATTCTTGCTTCAACCAATCAAGGAGATTGGATTCTTGACCCATTCAGTGGAAGTTCCACGACAGGTATTGCAGCCAATCTATGTGGACGTCGATTTGCTGGACTTGAACAAGAGGAAGACTTTTGCCAGTTGAGCAAAGCAAGGCGTGAGGAAATAGAGAATCTTGATAGTTATGATAATCTCATAAGTCATATTGAGGATTTGCATAAACTGCAAAATAACTTCATGGTAAATGAAGATATTGGTGGTTATGTGAAAATGCCATTTTAAGAAAATTGTGTTACGTAAAGAATGAAATTATGGATAGAGTATGTTATTTTTCGAATACGGACTTATCTATAGGTCCAAACTTAAATTTGGCAGAAGTGCGTGTTTCCGAATACGAAAAATGTACGCCTTCAGAAATTAATGGAATTATTGAATTATGGCACATTCGAAAGTTATTTGAAAATGTTGTTCCCAAAACAGAGTGTTTAGAATTTGCCAAAAATGGAGTCTCATATTATTACTTTTGAAAAGTGGAGGTACAAGAGCGGTACAAAAAGGTGCTAAAAAAGCCTTACCATTGATTATAACCAATAGTAAGGCTAAAAAGAAAGGTGCTCATTTTGAGCACCTTAACTATCATTTGTTGTCGATATTAATCGTTGTTTATCACGACTTATTTTCCGATGCAGAATTAGTAATTATTGATGCTATCTGTTGTATATCAGCGTTTTGCGCTTTATCTTGCTTTTGTGAGTAACAAAATAGTAACGAATCACGAAAACTCCGATTTTCGCCTTACTTTCCCACGCAGAATGTATGGGCTACCACGTAAGTGCTTATAAATCATATAATATATTATTTCTTCCATGTTCCGATATAACAAAATAGTAACAAAAACAACCCTCTCTGCCATTTTGACACGGAGAGAGGGCTTTTCAACGCAACTGATGAAAACAACATCAGTTTGAGCGCAAAGATAGGCAAAATATTTCAGATTAGATGAATCTACGGATGAAATTTAACAAAGGTTTTCTAAAAATCCATCCAACAGACAATATGAGCAATGAAAGAACTATCGGAAATCCATCCTTGCAAGTCTTTTCCCATTTAGTGAGTTCTCTCTCTACAGGATATGGAACTTTCACATCCTTATTCTTATATACGATACTATCCTTATATATAATAGGTGTATTGATAGGAATTGGCTTATCCTGTGGTTTGGTGTTCAAATCATGGAACAATGTGCCATCGGGATTGATTCGTGCCAACGATGATGCAAAGTCATTTTCAAGAAAGCTGCAACTATCCTTGATAATCTTTTCTGCCTTTTGCGATGGAATGGTAAAGTAGATGGTGTCTGCCTTATATTCCGTTCGGTAAATCACCTTGATGTTTGTACTATCAATGATAGATGATGGTGGCTGGGTAATATCCTTTTGGGTCTTGCACCCAATCATTGTGAGGATGATGACCACTAATAAGATGAATGATGAAAGATGCTTCATAACGATTTGATATAAGTGATTATTGCATTAACATGAAGTTCCGTGATTTTCTGCTTGCCCTCTTCACTCAAAAGGAAATCCACATCTTCCTTGTTGTCTTGAAAAAGATTCTCAGTAAGTACGGCAGCGCACATTGTATCACGGCAGATAGCAAGATTCTGTGCTATATATTTTTTCGATGGGATTGAGCGATTTCCTTTCAACTCCAAGTTGATGGCTTCACCCCAAAGGAAAGCAGCTAATTTCTTACTTCTGCTGGATGCGTTCAATCCAACATGAGCAGAGAATCCTCTCGCATCATGCCATTTGCCATCGCCTCCAGCAGCATTGTTGTGAATGGAGATTACCATCACATTCTTAGAGCCAAGCTGCTTGCATACATCATTCACTCTCTTGCAACGAACAGAAAGCGGAATATCGGTCTCTTCCGTTACAATTCGTTTTGCATCATAGCCTCTGCAACGTAGGCAATTCTCAACTCTCTTTGCAATCTCTCTCGCATAGGCATACTCACGGAGTCTGCCATCGGGAGATTGCTTGCCCTTGGTATCTACACCATGACCATTGTCGATTAATATTTTCATCATATTTATATAATAATTTTGTTTTGTTGTATAATTCTGCATATATTTTTTTGCAGAAATTGTATTTATGTGTTCAATCGCTGATAAAAATCCGTTTTGATATTATCGTATGCGAGCTTCACATTCGTATAGGCACGGCTATTATTTGCGCCATCCTCATTATAAATTTCGCTCTCAACCACCTTGGCAACATCCTCAATCCACTCTTCCGCACAGAAATCTGATAGCGGTTTCCCTCTGTATGTGAATGGGTCAAAACGACTCTTTCTGTCATCATGGATAACTTTAAGGGATTTCCTTATCTTATTGGCAGTCGCTTCATGGTCGATGATATGGTTCTCTGTCCTCACCCTCTTGATAAGACGGCAAACCATCTCAACGGATAAATCAAAAGCAAATCCTGTGAGATTTCGGATGCGTAGCATGGTTTCAGTCTTCAATCCCTCTGATATATCCTGCAACATATCATTTTGTAGATGGGTCTCTGTCATCAATGCTTTCAAACTATCCTTGTTATCCTGCATCATCTGACTAATGATAGACTTAAACCACTTGAATATGGCTACCATCATCGCTGCTGACAATAGCAGGAAGAATGCAGCGGTAATAGCCATCATTCCATAATCGCTGATGCCCTTTGCAAGCTGGGTTACATTCTGCACATCATTCATAGGGCTATTCTGATTATTCGTCCGATACCCACTCCTGCCATAGTCAGCCCGAAGTCTATCCAATCCCATTCATCGCCCCAAAGTTTATCTTTGAGTTCGAGGGATGCCGCCACACCTAATCCTGCATAGGCGGCGCAATAGTCGCCATCTGCACCTAAACCGATGCAGACTCCACCGATGAGATGTTTCCATCGGTTGCTCAATTTGAGCCATTCCAATATCTTTTTCATACCTTAATAATTTATAATTGGCTACAAAAATACAAATAATAGTGCGTATTAAGCACTAATATTTAGAATTTCTAACAAATCGGCTTCCAATTCATTGATTTTTTCTCTGATTGACTGCCTTTCTTTATGCAAGGTGACAATATCATAGGGTAATGTTTCACCGATAAGCGTAGCCTCATAACATTTAGTTACTTGATAATCTGTATCAGAAAGTTGTTGCTTTAATGTGGCAATTTCTTTCTTTTTCTTTTGAGTATCAATCACCTTTTCATATTTGTAAGATATGCTATCTCCATTATCAAATGGAGTAACACGAATTATATAACCATCATCCGTTTTAATTTTAGATGTATCTATATCGTCAACCTTTTTCCATTCAGATGGTAGATTTGCGATTTGTTCTTCTTCTGAAATGGTAATAGTTTCAATTATATCATCTGCAATTTTACGTTTTGTAATGATTGGCTCAATCTCTTTTGTAAAGAGGATGCCATTTTCTATATATCCAAATACTTGCATAGTCTTAATTACTTAAAGTGATATTGGTGAACTGCCCAAATGTCATAATTCACCTTGTTTATTGAATATGTAACTCTGCGGCATACCGTGACCCATCCACATGGGCAATCATAGTATTCATTTTCAGAGTCATCATCGTAGATATGCGTTCCGTCTTTTGTATCTATTCGTGTGACTCCTTGCCCCATTTGGATAAACTCTACTTCCATACCCTCATAGGCATTTGATGGGAGATATATAGTGTTTGTTTTATCCTTGTTAATAAGTCCGATAACCGTTGTCTGTGTCTTGGATAAAGAATATCCGTCTTTACTATCCGTGAAATAGAATGTACTTTTTGCAAAGCCACATGCTTTAAGATTGTAGAAGAAACCACCATAAGCAGGAGCAGTACCATCGTTTGATGCTCGTCCATAGACTCCAGCCACAAGGCTTTCATCTTCATTCATAGACCAATCTCTTTTATTAAGATTTGCAAAACCCAAACCAACGATAGCCCCTCTTTGTGTATATCCAGATGACGATGGCATACCATCTGTTTCAGCAAGATTTGCGAATATGCCTGTTGGTGACATATAAGCAGTACCTGTTGAATATGATGGAGAATTTTTAGCCCTAACCTCAATAGTTCCATTATCCAAGCTCAAAGAAATCTTAGACCCATAACTATTACTGCCGAGATTATACTCACCGCCATTTGTATTCGTTTCCAAAGAGATGAGACCTCTTAGAGCATCCAAAGTGATTACATTACCTTGTTCAAGTGTCGATACAATTTTTCCATCTTTGATACGCCAATCACCAATATGCGCACCATTAACAAAAAGGAAATCAAGATATAAAACATCATCGACATAGGATAGCTTATCACCGAGTTTCATTGCTCCTGTGGCTAAATCGAGCCAACTCTTACCATCTGCGCTCACAATCTTATCGGTCGTAATGCGTGATGGCAGAATCTCTGTATATCCATATAGATTGACATAGCTTCTCTCATCCTCATATACACTATTGAGGATTCCGACCAAAAGATAATAGGAACCATCTTCTGCATCCATATCAATAGCTATTTCAGATAGAGTGAAATCTCCCTTTATATTGGTATTGGTACGGCTTACCTTGGCATACAGATAATATTTCTTACTATCATCATCCAGCACAGGAGATTCATATTCTGCCATCTCCCATACCTTATACTCATTATCCGTATGGGTGCTTGAAATGGTAGAGATGCCAAGTGTCATGTGTTGCAAAAAGCCATGAGGGCAATTAAGCTGCTTTTTCTCATTATCGTATGTGATTTGATACTCAATAGGGGTGAGTTTATCCTTACTTGATACGAATCTGAATTGCAAGCTTTCATCACCTACGAGCATCGCCATTGTCTGAACTGTGATAGGGCTGACGGAATGGGAATAATTGAGCAATGAATTATTGAGCATTGTCATAGTTTCTTTTGCATCCCGAAAACGTCTCTTGGTGTATTGAACAATATCCTTTTTGGTCTCATCAATCACAACTTCCGTCTTATCTATCTTGGATAAGTCTGAATTGAGAGTACTCCCCGACACGGAACTTGACAATTCAATGGTAGGAGAGTAAGGGGAATTGATATAGTCCTTGATGCCTGTGATTCGTATGGATGCACCATCCTTTGCGAATTGGGTATCAGAGAACAATACATAACCACCAACTTTCAAACGACCGCCAACACGCAACCAATTGCGCTTAGACCACAATCCTTGCAATGTTCCTGTAAACGTGAATTGCTGTTCCTCATGCTCATAGAGATATTTGACCGCCTCACGGAACATATCCCACGATGCGCCCTCCTTTGCCGTATTATCACAAATATAAGACTGAGGAAGCATTATGCCAAAGATAGCATAGGTATCTCCCTCTTCCTTGACAGAACCATCCTCATTATACTCCCATGCTTTCGGCTTGAAAGTATCGTTAGGGAATGTTTGACCGTCCTCTTCCATCGGAACTAACTCAAATCTTCGCTCTGCGTGCTTATACTTGAACTCAAATTCTCTTCCTGCAAGCATACCCGATTGAAAGATGATAGTTGCGTTTTCTCCTGCTATGACGTAATCATTGATATTCAAATCTGCTGGGATGGATGTATCTATTATATCATAGAAATTCTTGTCCTTGTCGGGATTTTCTGTTTTCAGAACCTTTCCAACCCTTGACGGATAGAACTCATCGCAATCGAGAGAATCTTCCTTGACCGCATCTGAAATCTTATCTATGCGCTCAATATAGAGTCCATCGGCATCCGTCTTGTATGTTCGTCCCTCATATTCCAAGGTCTGAGACTTAGGAAGCAAGAGATATTGTGAGCCATACTTTGAGCGGTCGATATTATCCTCTCCACCCTGCACATATAATCTTTTGATTGGCTGCTCGCTGCTTTGCGAAGTGCGACCAACGCCTGGTATGAAACCGTTTCCTTTGCCGTATGACAATGGTAATGGGTCATCCTTGAAATATTCCACCTTGTGAAGAGAAATCTTCTTATCAACGATTTCCCATTCTGTCTCAAAAGCATCCGCAACGGATTGTAATGCGGCATCAATGTATGAATGATTGAACTCAATGGTCTGCTCGTTGGCTTCGATGCACTCACCGACCGACCAACCATCACCTCCCTCTTTCTCATTGAGGTTCTTCACGATTTCCTCAATGAACTCATGTGGCTTCGCACACATAGACCATTTCAATCGCTTATCAACAGAATTGCGGAGTTTATATAATCCCATATATTCCTCGTCCTGCCCGAAAGTCATTGTATATTCAATGTCTCTCGTTCCGCTTTTCTTGATATTTTGAGGATAGAATATCTTAAATCTTGCATTCTGATACTCGCACCATGTACCCACAGGAAACTCAATATACTCAGCCAAGGAGAATTTGAGTATTAGCTGGGGCTTTTGCATGAGCGCACGATAACGATATGAGCTATCATCCTCATGTATATCAATGCTGGTGTTATTGTAATGAAGAGTAATCATATATTATTCATTTTTATAGTTGAAATAGAATCGTCCAAAGATACGCACGGCAACATAATAGACATAGGCAATAATACACATCCACAAGAAAAATGATGGATTCGGATTATTATCCTCAGTAACCTTTTTCATCATACGAAAGAAAAGCAGTTTATCGGCTATATGTCTTGATTCCTTACCACCTCCTTTGTCGTAATCATCATCGTGCATACAACATGGGACATAGAACTTCTTAGCATAGGGAGGCTTAACATATCTAAGCACTCCCTTTTCGCAACCGCATCCGTTACTCATTTTCAAGCAGTTTTGCGTAATCAATGCTATCTTTCTCGCTCCATCCCTCATTAAGGCACTTGGAAATAAAAGCAAATGCCTTTGTGAAGAAATCAGTGAACGCTTCCAATTTCTGAAAAGTATGATAGACAGGATTCCCATCTGCATCTTCGCCAAGCTTGAACTTGATAGGCAACGTTGCGCCCTCAGTCTGAACCGCCAAGTCGTATGCGGCTTTGAAGTTGATTTGATTCTCAGTTGAGAGATATACGGATTTTCCATTCCATACAAATCCATTGAGGATGACGGCATCAGTCTCCTTATTGATAAGGATTTCTATATCCGTTCTCAATTCTTCAATAGATGGCTTATGGTCGTAGTTCTTACGATAATTATACCCATTATCACCATCCTTGCCGAATCCAATGATTAAGAGATAATTGGTTTCGCTCAATTTAACGATTTGGTCTTGTCGATTCTTTGCGCCATAGACCTTGTAAAAATCCTTATTCATCTATCTTAATATTTAGAGTGTTAAACAATGTCTTCAATTCATCATCCGATGGAATTTGGTGTCCGAAAGCCGTAGCAGAGCAAAATGAATATTTGGGGAACGCTCCCGAATAATCAGATGTGATTGAGCAGAAGAATGGTAAATCGCCATCCTTTCTGCGAGCTTCCAACTCCTCCCAATTCTCTCTGTCTCCTGTCCATAATTTACGGAGCTGATTCTGGAATATGATGCTTACGACATATTTCTTTCTTGGTTTCTTGACAAGAGAAGTATCACCGCCTTTCGCCAATGTAGCATCAATCTCATCCTTATATCTCTTTTCCTCAATGGTAGGAGTAACCTCTGATTCAAAATCCACCACAATAAAAGGCTTATGGTCTAACTCCCTGCCACTGATTTTACTTCCCCTAAAACTCTTTTTGCCATCAACAGTCACAGGACTGCTCTTTGGCTTTCCAAAATCTTTCATTCTTTTCTTTTTAAGTTTGTTAAATTCACTTGGGAATAAAAGTGTTTCAAGCAGATGCCAACATCTTGCATGCTTCGCCATTCCCCAAAGCGAACCGATTATTTCTGTTCTTCTTTTTCTACTCTTTATGCGATGAAGTTTCCTTGCGTAATTCTTCTTCACTCTTTTTCTCAATCTACTATAACCATCGGGAAAAGTGACATATCCGAGAAAGTCCAAGCCATCATCAATAGAGAAAATCCTTTCGTTTGGCTTTATCTCTTGATGGATAAACTCAATCATCTCATGTACCAAATCCCTGCACTCCCATAAGTATATTTTGCTGGATGCTCCGATAAGACCATCATCACAATATCTATAAAAGTGCTTCACTCCATATCTATCTTTCAAGAAATGGTCGAGGAAAACGGACAACAGGAGATTGCAAACCCCTTGTGATGCCCTCAATCCCATACTCATGCCCAATCCATCGGGTAGTAATCTTACAAATTGCTCCATGATGCAGAGAAACCTCTCATCCTTGAAAACCTTACGGAGTGCATACATCGCAAATTCTTGATGTACGGTTTCATAGAACTTCCTAATATCGAACTTATACCAAAACCTAATATCGGGATATAGCTTCATATCCTTTTCGATATAGGCTTTCAAATCGTGCATCCCTCTGTTTTTGATTGATGCCGATGTTGTACGGATATATCGTCTTTGCAGATGCTTATCTACAACCCTCATCACGGCATTAACCTTAATGCGAGCTGCCATGCAAAAAACTTGGATGTGCCTTATCTTTCCTGCTTCCTTGATGGTCTTGGTATAATATCCACCGTTCTTTTTCTCTTCCTCTGTTGGTGGGCGATGCACTGGCATAAGGCTTATGTGTCCGCTCTGTATTTCTTTACGAACTGATACAAGGAACTCATTGCGGTGTTTTATGAGCCATCTACCCTCAACTAATATCTCTTTTCGGAGTTTTCCGCTGACAACTTCATCAAAGCTATCTTTAAGATTTTGTTGGTCGATGATTTCCTCAATTATATATCCGTCTCTTTTCATTCGATTTTATAGAAGCCTTCAATTTCTGTAAGCCTAAGATGTTCGAGAACAAACCTACCAATCTCTACTTACCAATGATATGTTTCAGTTTTCCATCATTCTGATGCTTTTACTGAGGGTTGGAGTTCTCGCTCACAGATATTCACCAATCCATGATGATTTTCCGTAGGAGCGATTTTATTGAAATTTTATTGTTTGCAAGCCGAGAGCCGATATTCGTATTCGAGTTCGCAGAACCGTTATTCGCATTCGCATAAACGAGACCGCCATTCGCATTCGCATTGTTATTCGAGCGACCGACAAAACGGCAACGATGAACCCCTCCACCTTTTTTCTTTATCCTATTTGTTGCATGGGCGGCGACCTCTCCCTTTGGGTCGCTTCGCTCACGCATAAACGCATTATCTTTTTCTTCATTTTTATTCGTTTGTTATCTTTATTTTTCCTCTGAAGGCAAGCCGAGAGCCGACATTCGTATTCGAGTACGCAGAACCGTAACTCGCATACGCATAAACGAGACCGCCATACGCATTCGCATAGTAACTCGAGCGACCGACAAAACGGCAACGAGATGCAGAATACCACTGACAATCGGTATAATTCGCTGCCCATACGGAATTATCTGAAGTAACCTTTGATGCAATCACATCGCAGAATCTTCCATGCTTAACTCTACCGATACAATATCCCGATACATTTAATCCTTGCACCGTTCTCTCTGTCTTGGTGATTGGGTCGAAAATATGCCATATATGGTTAATCGGGTAGGAGCTGACCTCCGTCATCTTATCTTTGAGGGCTGCTGCATAAGTGGTAATATTGATAGCCACGTTATCCATGATTTCCCATGTGCAGCCAAAGAAAGATTCAAAGCCGAGGCATTTGTTTCCGTTCAACTGTCCTCTTGTACTATCAGAATTACCGAGAGCATCTGAATATCCTGTTGTACCTCCTGCACCTCTGCCATATCCACACACCAACTGAGCATCACGATTTCCGACAAGAGAGAAATAGAGAATCGCCATCAACTTACTCATCTCATAATCGAATAGCTGATAGCCCTTACCTCTTCGGGATGCGAGATTTTGGAAATCCTTAAAGGTATAGTTCATCGCTCCTGTTGGGGTGTTCGTTGGCTTTCCCTCCTCATCGTATTTCCATTCTGATGATGTGGTAGATGTTCCTGTTCCAACTCTGATATTCGCTCCCGATATAGAGCGAAGTTGTGTCAGTCCATCCACGGAAGCATGATATACACCTCCGAGCCATTCATCATTATGCACCCAGTCTGGCTCTATGGCTTCAATCTCAGAACTATCTACCGAGATGGCTTCAAGTGAGTTATTTTTCACCGATGAAGCAAACACGAAACTCTTTGCTCCTGCTGGCACATCCGTGAATATATAATCACCCTCCACGAAATCAAACATAGAGCTTGATATAGCCATGTTGAAAGTCTTGATGATGATTCCATTCTCATTGATGAATACTCCTCCGATATTGGCATTATTCATACCTGGGTATCGTATCTGTTTCATGCCACTCACATCTATGATGTAAGCGTTGTAATTCGGAGTGTCAGCCAAAACCCCATCCGATGTAAGTGTTGATTCTCCCAAGGTCACGGCATTAATCATTACCGCTGAATTTGTCTTATAGATGATGTCTTTCAACGTTTTGCGGATGATTTTATTTGCCGTTGATAAAGGCTCATTATCAAGAGAACTCCAAGCTATGTATTTTTTCTGATTCTTGAAATCATTGATACCCTTATACCATAGAGCAGGGCAACGCATCATCACATCGAATCCATCTCCGAGACTATCCTTGAAATCGAAAGAAGAACCATCGGGCAATTGTTGATAATTGCTTTCGCTGATTTTCTCTCCCTCCCATATTCCTGTTGATGTATTGAGCTTTCCCTTAACAGGGATGAGTTTCTTTCTGATTCGTGCCACATGACCGCTTGCAGTGAACTTTTCTCCCGATGTCCCATTGTCAAGATTTGTAATATTCTTTGGGTCATCAATGGTATCATCGAATACAACCATTGTATATTGCGCATTATAGATATACAGAGATGGGAAATAATACTGCAAAGCTTTCATTTCATTATCATCAATGAGCTTTGTGAATATCCATTTTCCGCTCAATCCATCACACGCATCTTCAAGGTCAGAACCTATGCCCTTAGCTCCTGTATTCTTTAGAGCAGTGAGGATGGTCGTATCTGCCGTTACATCAATATTCGGTATTGAGATTTCCGCAATGGATGCACCACCATTCACGACATCCGAAAGAAGTTTGAATGTATCAATATTCCCACATCCCGAAAGTTGCAAACGTCTCACATTTGAGAATCCCGCAATCGTCAATCCTCCATTTGGATAGGTCAGATTTGGCAAGTTCACGAATGACAGAGATGTCATCGTATCGGGCAATGTGAGCTTTGATATAGGAGAAGTCTCAGCAGGGGTGAATGTCTGCAATTTGGAGCCAACCGCATAGACCGTTGTCAAGCGAGGGCAATACGTGGAGTCAATCGCCGTCAATGGGAAATTGCGTACATCAAGCTCTTCGAGGAATGGCAACTGCCCAAGATTGAGATTTGAAAGTTCCTCTCCTGTCTTTGTGGCTGGAGAATAACTTGAACCGCCAATGATAAGTTTCTTGATAAGAACCAACTGAGATATATCCCAACCGCTTTGCTTTGGAGTGGCATTTCTGATGTCAAGTTCCCCGATGCGGTCAGCACCATAGATATAGAGCATAACACCGCTTGCAAGATTGGTATTTCCCGAATTGAGGGTTGCGCTTTCTCCTGCTTTAAGATAAACGCTCTGCCTCATACTCATTGTTTGGTCAACTCCGATACCGAAGAATCCATCTTTTGCAGCGGTAATCTTTACGCTCATATTCTTTCCTGTGCATCGCATTGATACCACAGAAGAGTAAATATCACCGCACTGATAGAATCCATCACGATAGCGGAATCTCGTATCAACAAAAACACGCAATCTCTGAATACTCAATCCGTGCAAGGCATAGAAATAGTTACTATCTGCCTTTGATGCTTCGATATATTTTCTGATGCCATCGAAAGATGATACCAATTTTGCCCATTTGCTCAATCGGTCGGTAATCCAATACTTTTCAATACCATCCTTGGAGAATGGACGGAGACCCGATGCGAGTGTTGTCGTGCGCATCTTGTTACAGATGGATGCTACCGTCACGGTCTTTGTTGAATCCGATTTATCATCATCTGATGAATAATCTGCAATCCAAATATAATCAGATTTTGCAAGCTGGGTGAATAGGACACTATCATGCCCTTGGTATTTGCCCTCAGTGTCATTATTCGGGTCAAGCTCTGCATCAATGGTCAATCCGCAATCATTGTCAGAACCGAGGATAGTATCACCATCGTACAAATGATTCAGATACATTCTCACAACTCCATCCGTATCAAGATAGAATCCAACCATCATGTTCTTGCTTCGCTGGTCAACGGCTGCAATATAATCCGTAAAGACATGATAGCATATCATTGAATGCACATTCGCCACATTATGAAGCTCATGCTTGAATTTCAATAGTCGGTTTGCTGCCGTTCCTGCAACGGTCTTGCCATCGAGCGTGATATTTCCGTGAGAGCTATCCAAGTTATGATTGCAATCTTGACACCATCTCAGCCATTTGTATAACTGATATGGAACTTTGCGACCATCCTCATAGGCTGCATTTAGTTCGTCATTATCGGGATAACGACTTTCAAAATATGTCAGCCAAATAGGCTTACCCTTAGAATCGGGTGCAAGCATATCATCAATGCCGTCCACTCCTTGAAACCAATCAAGGGCATCATAAGCCCTAAGCTCATAATTCTCTACGGGGTTCACCACATCGCCCGAAATACGCCATCTGCCACTCTCATAGGTCATAGTTCCTGTTGTCTCAATCCATTTGTCGGACTGATAGCGGAAAACCTTATGCTTATCTCCGCAGAACTCACTCAATACATATATTTGAGTTGTGTCCCATGATGATTTATCAATCGAGGAAAGATAATCATCGAGTGATTGGTCTCGTGCAGCGATGAGTTCTATGAAATCACCATAATTCAAGCATCCGAGATTATATCCATCAACTTTCTCAAATCCGAATACGACTGCATCTCCCTTGTCGTGATTCCAATTTCCCTTTGCATGGAAATATCCGTAGCTTGGAGATGTCGCATCCGATGAATACATATCTGTCCTAAAGAAAGCGATTGGAACGCTATCAATGGATGTATTGAGGGTATATTTACCCTTGTAAGCATTTTGTGCTGGGGTCATATAATCCTTGCCCAATGCCCTTTGAAGTTCATTGTAGAGCTGGCATGATGCACCATTGTTGGCACCGCCCGATTCCGAGTAATCAACCTTTACGGTGATGATATTGGTAGGGATGGAGTTCTCCATCGGCTGCATACGGCTTTGCGCTGCATTTGATGCACATTCATCATACTTTGCCAAGTCCTCAGCAGATGAAAATTCGCTTCGGTCATGCAAGAGAGTAATCTCGCATCCCTTAAATTTCATCTTGATATTCTTGATTGGGCGCATTGATGATGTCGTACCTTGATTAGTCGTTGGAACGTTGATAGCCTTGAAATCCTGCCATGGTCTATCGGGGAAGTAAGCATACACATCAAAGTATCGCTTGGTCTTCTTGTCTCCATCAAGGCTTTCAAGATAAGGCGGATATTGGTCTTCCGTATCTCCTGTGTCAGCATTCTTGCAAAGGACGAAATAAGGCATACCGAGCGCATAGAGGGCAGATGCTTGCGGTCTATTGATTGCTGGCTTACCCTCAGCAGATTGTGATGCCATTACTCCCTTATTGAAGTCATATTCGGTAATCATCGTATCTGTATCAGATAACTTCAAGAGATAATTATCGAAGCTCTGTTCAAAAGAGTAATAGGTCTCCCAAGCTCTGATGTTATAGAGATACAAATCCCCTTGTGTACCATCAAATGTGATAGGTGTCGCATGACGGCTGAACGAACCTTTATCATAATAGCACGCACCAATAAGCTCACCATCGAAATACATCTTTGCAACTCCGATATTCGCATAAGGTGCTTGCGATGTTGGCTCAATCACAATGGCTACATCCGTGAGACTATCCTCTTTGATAGGATACATGATGGTATGGGCTACTGTCGCTCCATTATCTGTGGTGAACACGACTTCTTTTCCTGTAACATAGAACCCGATGCCATTCTGTATGCAAGAGATTAATCTCGTATTATCATCTGCAATGTGCTTCACCTTGATTCTGAACTGAACTGCAAGACCATTCGCCTCAATGGATGCTTGATTGAAAGGCATATAATTGAGTGATGCGCTTACATTCTCTGCAATACGAAGAGCCATGATGCCATTATCATTTTCTGTGCCGTATTGTTCAGTTCCATAGCTATCCTTTACAAATCCATTGGTGGAGTAATTCGAGCCTTTCACGCTCAATGTATAGCCATTATCCGATATTGTCTTGTCTGCATCCGAATTGCTTCTGCTCGACATATCCATATCAAACATAAGCTGCGCCGATACCGATTCAATATCAAGCAATGTCCCCTTGATATTGAATGAAGCAATCTGAGATGATACGCTCTGCGATGTCAGATAAAGAACAATGTTATTCGTGCCATCAATCTCATACCCTTGCACTCTCTGAGTATAGGTATATGTCTTGTTTCGGTATGCCACGACTTTCTGCTTTTCCGCATTATGCGTACCCATATCTCGCACCGTTATATCAATGGATTGCGATGCTGGATTATAAGCGGCAAAATCCATACTGATGGTCTCATATTGCTTCACCTCTGCCGTCTCTTTCTCTGAATACCAACGATTCACGATGATAGGTGATGAGCTTTCCGAATCAATCACCATGATGGCAGTATGGAGATAGTTTCCTACAACTCCCGATGCAATATCCACTCCATGAATGCGGATGGGATATGCTCCATGAGAAAGGACTTCTCCAGCGCAATTGTTAGGATTGATGGATATACTATGAGAATATGTATCAGATATAGTCGCAGTTCCGAGAGTTTTCCATGCACCCTTAATTTGGATTTCAACAGTGCATAAGATACCCTTATCGCTCGCATTATTCGCAAAGCGATACATCGGCAAAGTCTTGGTAGAACCTCCCACGTTCACGATTGTAGATGATGTATAGTTGAGAGTTTGCTCACTCTTGATGGTTACATCGACTGCCGTAACGTTGATATTTCTGCTACCGCTATGGTCGCTATCGTCATAGGCGATTAACTTGAACTTTCGGGATGATGCCTGCACGAAATAAGATGAGAGGTCGAAAGAGAAATCAAAGCTCTCATTATCGGCTGACGATGATTGATTAAGCCTATAAGTTTCCAAGAGCTGATTTGTGTCTCTGTCATATAGTTCGACCCTCTCAATCATATTTGAGATTTCTTGCCCTCCCTGCTTTGTGATACTGAGGATGGCTGCTTTGAGGATTACAGAGCCTCCAGCCTTTGCGTACATAGGCGCACTTTCGGGGATGATGCTTACAATCGTTCCCGAACTCTCACCGCTGCCTGTACCGACTGCAAATTGCTGCTCGTCTCCAACGGTCTCACCCTTTGCGTTAATCATCGAAATTTTGATTACTCCCTCAGTCTCCGTATCTACATGGAGATTAGCAGGAACGTAATTATACGCACCTCCTGTGGAAAAAGCATCACTACCATCTTCTTGTGGTTCATCCTTGGTCTCTACCTTAGAGCCTCCAGCCCCTCCGAAATCATGCCAAAGTGATGATTCCCCAAAGTCTGATGCTTCACCCTTGAACTGCTTGGTTTCCCAAGTGTTTTCAGCCGTCTTGTAAGTGATGACAAGACCGCTCTTGGCATAGGTGATGCCGCTTTCTGCCTGTAATTTCGTGATAGCTGAAATCGCATATTCGAGAGTATAGAATGATGCGGATGTGCAAGCACCGCAAAGGGCATCGACATTGATGAGTGTTTCTGCTCCTGCGCTTATTCCTGCAAGGTCGAGCCAAAGCTGGGTATTCTTGAAATTTGATGACTCAACATCTGAACCGACATATTGATATGTCTTCCAAGAGTTCTTTGCGATGGCAAATGTGATTTGCATACCGACTGCACCAAACCCCTTGGAGTAAGTTGCGTTAATGGCGTTTTCGAGGTCATAATATCCCGAAATCGGCTGCTCATTGGTTACATTATAGCAGTTTCCGACAGTAGCATTGCCGCTTCCGAACTCCTCAAAATCACCCACAAAGATATGGGCATAATCATTTGCCGTATAACGATAATTTTTCCATCCGTCAGCCGTTCTGAACGTCAAGACCATTCCCTCTGCCATCCATTCGGAATTTGCATATCCATTGCTTTTGAGTAATGCAATTACCGATTCGAGTGTCAGATTATCATTGCTGTTCAGCAAAACATTTGCATTGATGAAGCATCGTGGCTTCACCGCATTTGAGATGCTATTCTCAACCTCCGTAGGGTCGCTTCCTGCAATCACAAGGTCATTGGCTTCCTCATCCCATATATAGAGCTTATCACCACAAATATAGGTCTTGTCTTTATTTATGGCATAGCGAGAGCTTTCGGGGAAGAACAAATCTGCGCTTGGGTCATTCGCCCAATTGTTATAATATGTTCCATCCACGCAATAAGCGAATACCTTATTGTATCGCACGAAAACGACCTCACCCTGCTTTGAGCCACCGTATGATGCAAGCATTATGTTCGCTCTATCTACGAATCCGTCAAATCGGGCGGTACTCCCAAGCCTTGAAAAAGACATGGCTTTCTGTGATAGCTCAGAAGCGGTTTCCGCTCTATCCGAAGCATCATTTGCAAGGCTCTTTGCTTCATTAGCCGTTGTATTGGCATTGTTTGCGGATGTTGTCGCTTTTCCTGCCTCTGTCTTTGCTTCATTGGCAGTGGAAACGGCTTGATTAACTTTCGGGGTGATGCCGTCCAGCAATTCACCCAAAGGGACTTTCACGCTCTCATTGCGGGCATTGACTCCGAGAGTGTAGAGACCTTTGGTAGATGAGCTTTCGGGCAATTCCGAGATTCTTTTCTTTTGGTCTGCCATATTATTTAATTTTGGTTATTAAAATATATTTTTGATTCATCATTCTCTGTAATGATGTATTCACCATTCTCTGATATGAGCATCACAAGATGTCCCTTTGGTCTTATCCTTATCCTTGCTGGGTCATTCGATTCCTCTGTGATAATCCAATCGAAATCCTCTGTGGCGAGCAATAGGTATGAGCCAACAGGGCGGCATGACGTAAAAGTCAATGTAAGCGTGAAATCACACCATATATGCTCATTCCGCAATATCTTGAAAGTATTGACGGTATTACTCTTGTAATAGCATTCATATTCATTACCAAGGGCTGCGAAATAGAATGAGCGTGATTCGGGTTGCAATACGATTGAAAAAAGACTATCCCATCTTTTCCAAAACTCATCTATGGTATCGGCATTGATGAGAAGTTTGAGCGCAACATCTTTCGTCTTGAACGTCACATTATCTCCATCATAAACTACTCCTGCAATGGTAGATGTATCTATCGTTAGATTTGACCTTACATTCGGGGCTTTCCTTATGGCAGCATCCGTTCCATTGAGGACGAAAGAACCAAACTGAGAGAAATCAATGCCATCCAGCTCATATCCGTTCTGTTTGATGCCCGATTTCCCATATACATAATGATTCCCACTTGGTATGACAGGGAAGTCATCCGCAAAGGATAGGGTCATCTTTCCGAGTTTGATGAATTGGGTAAAAGAGCCATTTGATGTCATTCTGAGCTTATAGGTCTTCTTTATCTCCCTAAACTCGAACTTATGATATGCCCCTGTGGATAGTTCATCAAACAAATCCTCCGCATAATTGATATTCGTGATACAGAACTGTATGGAGAATGTCTTGCTATCAAGGACAGGAGCGGTCAAGTCAATCTCAATGCCGTCAAATTCATCCCATTCCGTAGTATCGAGCTTTTTGAACGCAGGGAATTGGATGAGAGACTTATATCCCCCATCTTCTACGAATAAACCGTATTCGAGAAACGCATCACGGTCATCAATGAACAGTTTTCCCTCTGCCAACATCAAGCCAATACTTTAGAATGTTCGTTTTCAATATAACTGATATGTGATTTCTTGTCACCCTCAACGCTTACGATAGCATATCCACTCGCAATGACGGAAGCAGATGCACCGTGCATCGCATAGATGTTACTATTTTGTGTCTTTGAGCATCTGATGGTCGCTTTTGTATTCCCCACAAGAAAGGCTCTCTTTGGGTCTGTGAGTTCAATATCCCCACAATCTATGAAAACATCATAGCCCTTAACCTCTTCCTTATCAAATTGGCGGAATACATCAAGTGTAGGAAATCGGAACTTCAAACAGAACTCAACTCCTTGTGGAGAGAAAAGCTCATCTACGATTTCCTTTACCGATTTAGCCTCAGTGAATGCGCTGCAAGCACCAAGGGCTTTTCCATCTTGATATATTCCTCTCAAAAGATTTTCTTTTTCCATATTCTTATGTTTTGATTCTGATACCTCTTGATGAAATATCATCGACCGTATCTTTGATGTTCTTGATATTCTTTCCCATCGTATCAAGCTTATCATTGGTCGATGCAGTGTTCCTTTCGATGCCGCTTACTTTTTCAAGTATGGCATTGCTGGTTTGGTTTAACTCATTCATGCCTTGTACGAGGGTATATGTATGCCCTTGGATGGTCGTTAGTCGAGCATTGTTCTCGTCAACGCTTTCCTGCGATGCAGTGGCGATTCCCTTGCTTGTTCCCTCTCTCGAAGCATCACCCAATATGATATTTTTCAATTCATCGGGCAAATCATCCATTGATGAACTGAATCCAGCAACGAGGGAGTTGAGTTCATTGGCAAAATCGGTGAGACTGCCCTCAACGGCATTGAATCCCTTGAAATTGCCATCCGTACCAAACCATCTCTTTTTATATTTATCAAAGATTTGTCCGATAGGCTTCTCCAATAATTCTTGTATCATCATTCTTTTCAAAATGTCTGATACAATATCATTGACCTTATCTCCCCACGCTTCGGCTGCATCCTCACCATTCTTGAAAGCCTCGAAGAAAGCATCTCCAAGGGTAGAAGCCAAATCGTCAGCGGTCGAGCCTATAATATCCTCCATCATGTCGTTTATGATGGAAGCCATCTCTTCCGCTAACTCTTCGATTTTATTCTTCCAATCTTGAATCTTACTATTATCGGTCTTCTTCTTCGATTGCTCCTTGTCGATTTGCTGCTGGATGAGGATTTGCTGCTCTGCGAGGTTTTTGAGTTGCGCCCTTGCATTGTCGTACTTCTCGCTTCCGAGTGCCTTGTCTGCGGTATATGATACCTTGGCATAGGCATCCGCAATCTTCTCCACGGATTTCTCAAAGACCTCATTCTTGTAGGTGAGATTCATCACGGCACGTCCCCAAAAATTACCATATTTCTCCGTAACTTGATGGAGATTCTTCACTTCCTCATAAGTCTCGTGATAGATATTTCTGAGATTATCAACCGCCTTTCCGACCTTACCTTGCAATCTGACGGTATCAGCGTTATCAAGCTCCCATTGGAGTTGGTCGATTCTTTCCTGCAACTTCTCTATCTCTTTTTGCTTCTCATCATCATTATTGAAGAGATTGGCGATTGCCGTTGCAACTTGAAGAGCAGCAGAAATCACTGCGAGAATGACCGATGCTTTCTCAATGGTGGATATTGCCGTTGCTCCTGCTGCTGCCGCTGCGGTCGAACCCGATGCTGCTGCTTGAACGGTATTCTCAACACCCGATGCTACATTCTTGCCAACATCACCGATGGCATTGATTACGGTCTCCGTAGCATCAAGAACCTCTCCCGTGAAATCAATGGCTTTCTTTATGCTGGTTCCCAAATCAGAGCCAAAGGCATCTGCGAGTGATGCAGCCTTACCGCCAACATCCTTGACAACACTGCCAACGTTCTTTAATTGGGTCGAGAAATTCTTATATGCGGATGTGATATTGTTTCGGGCGGTGAGAGTTCTTTGCTCTGCCTTGTTATTCTTCTCCTGTGCCTTTGCAAGGTCATTTGTCGCATTCTTTAATTTCTCGTTCGCATTGGTCAATTCTTGGCTATCTTGGGCGAGCTTGCCATCTTCGATTTGTTGGATGACCTCATTTTTATCTCTCAAAGCATCATTATATGCTTGTTGAGAATCATTCAATTCATCCTGTGCCGTTTTCCATTCGCTCAGAGCGTTTATATACTCAGATTTGGATGATGATATATCCTTGATGGATTTATGCAGCGAGACGAAAGGATTGCGTGAAGCAATGGCATCCTCCATCTTGGTGATGGCTTCTTGGTAGGTCTTTATTTCCTCAACCCCCATATCCTTTGAATTGAGCTTGAAATAACTCTTTACCTTATCAAGGGTATATTGGAGAGACGAAAGGGATTGATTGTCAAGATTACCGAATACATCATCCCAATTTATCTGCATCTTGAATTGCTGGCTATTTAGCTTGGAAAATTCCTCATCCATCTGCTTGTAAGCTGCATCCTTGAACTCATCGGGAATGGAATTTATTTTATTCATCCATTGTCGGGTAAGCAATTCGGTCTTTTGTTCCATTGTTCCGTATTGCTCAATCATGGAATCCATGTACTTCTGTCTGATTTCCATTCGGGCTATATTGCCATTTTTCTCAATCTGATTGAGCATATCTTGATTGAGCTTCGCATTGGTCTCGTCTTTCAGTAACTCATCCTTATAGGCTTCGACTGATTTCTTTCCTGCATCGCTCTCAAACCACCCATTCTCTGTAGCTCCCTTTTGGGTCATATAAGCCTTATGCAAAGCCTCTTTCTGTGCTGCTGCAAGTTCGAGGATTTTCTTGTTCCATTCCTCTTTTTTGCGCTGGGTATCAACATTTATCTGATTGAGTTCTTTCATCATTCCATCCTTTTGAGATGATATGATTAAATCTGTAATGTCATTATTGGCATCCTTGAAGAACTTTTTGATAGTCTCACGATAATCATTGATGGCATCTTGTGCATTGCGAGCAGCAGCCTTGGCATCAAAAGTATTCCCCGATACTTTATCTGTTTTGGTCGTTGTCTTTGCATCCACATGAGGATTTAGATTAAAATTCTCCTTAATAGACTGAGCATCCTGCATTGTGTCTGTATATAGTTTCTTCCATTTTTCAAGCTCTGCTTTAGCTTCATTGATGGCTTTATCTTGGGATGCTTTATCTCCAGCTTTTGTATTATACCAATGGTTATATACTCCAGCATTTGCCTTTTCCCTTACAACTTGGAGATTAACGAATGCCTCTGTGTATTTATTGAGATATGCCTGCGCCTCTGCTTCTTTTAGGAGCATATTGCAATAAGCCTCACCTTTCTTTTTAAGGACATCTTTCCATTGGGCGAGACTATCATATTTTCCGAGGGCAGTGCCATACTTAGAGTTGAGTTCATCAACGAGAGCTTTCTCACGTTTCTTTGAACCATTGAATGTTTCAATCTTCTTGGTATAACTCGCAATCTCAGCAGATGCCTTTGCGTATGTCTTTTGGCTATCTTCAAGAATTTTATTTTGTTCCTCAACTTCTTTCTCTGCTTCATCCGCCTTACTGACGAAGTGGGAGATAACCCCGATTAATACGCCGATGGCTGCTGCAATCCATCCAAACACAGGAATGGACTTGATGGCTGCACCTACCATTCTGAATGCTCCAGCAAGCCCGATATTGGCGACTGTTCCTGCCGTGGCTGCTGCCGTGTTTACTCCTTGGGCTGCGGTATTTACTCCTGCTGCCGTTGTCCCTGCTGCCGTGGCTGCATTGTTGGCGATTTGGGCTTCTGTGTCTGCCGTTGTCGCTGCCGTGTTCGCAACTTGGGCTGCGGTATTTGCAGCCGTGGCTGCTGCATCCTCAGTTTCCTCACCAATGCCGACCGCCAAGAGGGAGTTCCACCATTCCTTTAATCCATTGAGCGTAACGAGTGAAAAAGCACTATCCTTATTGAGAGTCTGCTGCACCTGCTGCAATCCCATGGTGATAGCCATGAGGGATTGAAGCTTGGTCATAATTCTATTGAGTTCCTCGTTCTCTCCAGCAAAGAGGGACATTGCGCCCTGTGCTGCCGTGAATCCTCCTGCGATGCCATTCAAACCCGATATGACACCTGCAATCTTGGCTTCATCGTTGGCGAAAATACTGCCTTGTGTCTGAATATCTCCCTGTATATCTTGGAGATTTCCGAGTTCAGTAGCCATCTTCTTATACTCTTCGGTTTGGTCTCCGAATTGCATACGATAATCAGCCATCTCAGCCTTTAACTCCTTGATACGCTGACGGAGTGATATATGCTTATCGGCTGATTCAGTCAAAGCAGCAGCCTCCTTTTTCAAGTTTTCCTCAACTCTCAAAAGTTCATCGGCTTGCTCTGCTGCCGCCTTTACGACATTCTTTCTTGCATTGATTACCGCCTTGATGGCTCTCTGCTGCTCTTGGAGCTGGGCAAACTCCTTATCACCCTCAGTTGTACCTTTTTTGTATGCTTCCGCTGCAAGCTGACCGAGACGATTGAACTCTGTTTCAAGTTCCTTGATGGCAGTCTTATTGAGGTCTGTAACCCTATCAATCTCCGCATAGGCTTGGTCTATGGTTTCAAGTGATTGCGAAGCATTTGTGACTACATCAATATTGAGAGTAGGCACATTAGTAAGCAGATGGGAAATCTTCGATGTCTCCTGCTCAACAGAAGCACCGAGTTCTCCCACCTTATTCTCAATGGCATCAATACCCTCATCAAATCCTGTGGTATCAATGACCGTTCCAAAACTCAATTTACCGCTATTATCTACCATCTTACGCTACCCTCAGTAAATTTATCGAAATTGTCGGGATTGCAAGCATCCAAACTTTCATCAAACAATGGCTTATCATCATCCTCGTTCTTATCATGTGGCATCGGCACGACACGGCTATACATTAAAGCATTCTGATAGCTTATCCCATATAACGCATATTTCTCATCGACACCAAAGATTCTTGCAATACCGAGGACGGTAGCCCAAATACTATCATTTAAGGCTGCTCCACTTCCTTTGTTGGCTTTAGTATGTTCGCTTCGCTTAGGGAAGTGGTAATAGCGAAAAAACTACTAATCTCCATATCTTTCAGCCTTTGGATGATTACATCAAAGAGAACGGTAGGACGGACATTCTGCAAGATGAGTTCTGCAAGTTCGTCCTTTGATGGCTTATATTCATACCCAAAGAAATGACGGATTCTGTAAAAGCGTGGTTTCTTCTCGCTTCTCTCGCATTCCTTTGCTCCGAGAATGAGAATAGCAGCCATATCGCCCAAAGCCTTGAAATCCTTTGCGTGGTGCAATACCGAATAAAGAATCTTGTCATTTGGCACTTTCTCCACGATTGGGAGAGTTGCCACGACCTCAGAAATGAGAATGAGCGTGGCGATTGATGGAGGCGCAATCTCATAATGCTTTCCGTCAATATCCAATGTGCCGACTTTCTTTTCAAGAATTGCGGCTGCTACCTTGCTTTCAATGTAATTCTGTTCCATCTTTCTTTAGATAATATATATTTGTTGCGAGGGTAGGAATCGAACCTACGACCTCCACGTTATGAGCGTGGCGAGCTACCGCTGCTCTACCTCACGATATGGCAGTTCTCTCCTCCCGAACTGCAAAGGGGTGTCTTTCCACACGTCAGTTATCAGAAACAATCTTTATTTACCTTATGAAAAGAAAGCTTTTCCATTTTTATGCGGATGCCCAATCGTCCGCCTTTACACGATACTTTGTGTAAAGCTCGCCATCGGCACATACAAGGATTTTGAACGTCAAATCAACGTAAGCACCCTCCTCCTCAGAAGAGCCACTCTTGAACGTGACATGGGTTCTACGAGCCTTGATGCCAATAGCACCGATATTCTTAGGAGTGAGCTTAACGGCAAAATCCTTGCTAACGACATTGGTTTTCACTTTAAGCTCATCACCATCAGATGATACAGTCGCACCTGTGAACATATGCTCTGTATCAAAGTCCATTTCCTTAACTCTTGTGGTGATGGTCACGGTTGGCTCTCCATCTTCCTCTGCGATGATGACACCGCCTGATGCCGTTGCGGTCAATGCCTCACCATCCTCAGTTGCAAGGGTAGTGGATTTATCATTGATAGTTCCGATGCTCGTCAAAGATGATGGCATAGTCTCATCTTCGGGAGTCTCTGCAACCTCAATCTTGCATTTCGACCATGACATCACGGTTTTCTTATTATTAGCCATAATTAAAATGTTATACGGTTAAACTTAATTCTTACTTTAATCTCATGTTGCTCAATCTCTTCGGATGGGATGGTGTATGGGGATAGTTCGGTCTCCATCTGATACTCAGTATTCTCATTATTTTCTATGAACTCCAAAATGAGCCTTTGCAACTCTGCAATGCGAGGGCTATTCTTTACCTTTCGTCCATCGCCATTTGCAATATCGGGAACATAAATATCAATGATGACTGTCCCCGTCTGTATCTGACCATCAACTCCTGTATAGAACTTGACTATCAAATCCTCAGACTTGGCATTTGCTGGACGCATCTCATCACGATATACTTTGCCCTTGATTGATTTTCCGAGAGGACTATTCTTGACGAAAGAATAGAAATCACGTTCAATCTCTTGCTCTGTCTTTGTTGCCATAATTACTATTTTGCAATTCCATCCAATAATTCATTTACCAATTTCTCAGCGATTTGCTCAGCGGAATGAAGAACATCCTTATCCTTATGATATTCCACATAGGCAGCATACTCCATTCCTGCACAAAGGACAAGGGCAATACCCCACGGAAACTTTGCTCTCAGCTTTTCCAAGAAAGCCAATCCCTCTTGGATTCCTTTATCTCCATTTCCTTTTTGTCCGTTCGTTGGCTGGAAACCGCCTTGGCTCATCACCTTTCCATCATATAGTATTATATATCCAATGGAAGAGCGCAAATTTCCTGTAATATCATTGTACCGACCGCAATCCCTTGCAGTCTTCACGGCTTCCTCACCGATTTGCTGGAAGCGGAAAATGATGAAGTCTGATATTTCGGTCATCTTCACTTTCAAGTCCTTTCTGAGATTTCTCATATTGGTCTTGCTCACGATGATGCCCTTGTATTTGCCGTGATACTCAGTAACGGTCTTTGCCATGATTATACAGTTATTTGCGTTCTGTTTTGGCTTTCGAGATTTTCAGCATTCATCACACCATATTCACCAAGTTCCTCTCCTTGGCGAACCAAGCGAACCCGATTGAAAGAGATATTATCCAACTGCTCACAAAGAATGGTGAAAGATGCTTGACGGAACACTCCATCCTCATATTTCCCTTTTCTATTGTCATTGTTAGTATGGATATGGCAAGGCTTATGGTCGCTCCAATATGATTCAGATTCGACCAACTCACCGAACTCATTTTCTTTCGATTCGCCATGTATCTGATATTGTAGATGTCCGTTGTATCTCATATTACCAAAGGTTTGAGCCATCTTCGAGATTGCGAGAATACTCCGCCAATTCCTCATCCGCATCGAGACCATAATATCCGCACCAATAGCTCAAACTATTCTTGATGGATTCCTCACTCATTACGGATGTGGATATGCCATTCTCAGAACGGCTACTCTCCACATATCCCATAACGAGACGGATAGCAACCCGAAAGATGTTTATGTCTTTCGGGGTTGCTTCCGCTTTAGGGTCTATTCCATCATTGAAGAGCGTGAACTCTATGGTGGAATTATCGGGAAAGAATGTGTTGCATATCGCATTGCACAAACTTCTCGTTGCGTTTAAGTTATCCACGGCTTACTGCTTTGTTTTGAGGGTATAGATACCATTCATCTCAGTAATGACAGGGAGAGAGAGGCTTTCAGCCTTGGTGAACTCAACACCATTGCTGCCCTGTGTCTCACCGACACCCCACTGAGAAACACGAATACGACCGTAATTGGAGTATGCAACTCCACTTTCGGGCTTCATCTCATTGTTGCTCCATGCGTTCTTTACGAGACCGAGCTTTCCGCTTGGGATAAAGACCATATTCTTGCTATTCCAAGGGGTATATGGAATCTTCTGTTTGCCCTTTGCGATGCGCACCTGCCTACGGATAGGCTCAAAGATAGGATAGTCATTCTCCTGCATATAGTCATTGATGTCTTTGAGTTGAACCATCTTGGAAGACTTATCAGTTCCCCAAATCATCTGCTTCATCTTCTTGGTGCGACACATATACGAGATTTTTGATGGAGAGCAAAGGACTTTCTCGAAAGTGACCTTATCCTGTGCCGCATCAATGATTTCTTGAATATCCTCAAAGCAATCAACGGTATCAATATTCGCATCAGTCCATTCTGTCTTGGATGATGCAATATTCTCCGATGGCTGGTTGAAGTCGATGAGACCTCTCACACCACCTTCGGGGTTGATATTGTCATCAATCTCAATCTTGCCCTCATTGGAGAGCGGACGCAAGAAAAGAATGTCGAGCTTTGCGAGAACGGCATTGACCACCGTTGTAACATCGCCCCACATGAGCTTAATGAGCTGCTCATTCTTCGCCTTGTCGGGAAGAGACTTGGAATCCAAAATCTGCAAAATCTTGCGATAATTCTGAATGGTCATAGGAAGAGTGAGAGCGTGGTTAAGGATTTTCTCCTTTACGGTCTCCAATCCCTCAGAACCGAGGATAGCCTCCTTTGAATCTTCACCGATGGTAGGAGCTGCAACAGTGATATTGTATTTGCCGACCATCTCCTCAAAGTCAAGCCCGATGGTTGGAACATCCCAATCGAGATACTTCTCAAAGATTACATTGTCGAACAATCTCTTATGCAGCTCAGAAGCCTTATCGAAGCGAATTTGCACGTTTCGTGTCAATTCGCCATAAAGTGAACTAAATAAAAACTCTGGCATAGCTTACTGCTTAATGTACTTGATACTTGGGTTATACTTCAAGCAACCGCATCCACCGCCCCAATCAATGAGCCAATCGGTAGGAATTGGATTGCTAATGTTAGGAGAGAGTACCACGGCTTCAAAAGCCACATCAAGGGTCGGGAGTCCCTTGCCATCGAATTGCTTGACCGCTCCAAGGATGCCATTTGGCAAATAGAGAGGTTCAGCTTTTCCGCTTTCAACCGCCTTAGACTCAACGATAATATCATCCTCTGCAATTCCTGTATAGGCTGCTGAGAGTTCGATTACGTCATAGTCTGCGTTCAATGTGTCGATACTCTTGATAGTAGGAGTAGATGAACCATCACCAAACTTGGTGATTACATCACCCACCACGAAATAATGCCCCTTGTTTACACGAGGCTTGGTGGTCGTACCTCCCTTGATGACTTTGGCGGTCTTAACAACGGCTGCTTTCAATCCATCGGAATAATCCACATGGATAAGGGCGGCTCTCTGCAAAATCGTTCCGATTGGGAACTGCTGCAACGGATGGAAACCGCCTGGCAGAATCTTAGCCTCCCCACGCCAAATTTCGGGAGAATGACCATCAATGACGGTCTTTTTGAAATCAATAGCCATTTCTGTCTTGATTTAAGAGTGAATAATGAGGGAGCATTTAAGCATCGGGCAAAGATTTAGCCCAAGCGTCAGCTGCCGCTTTCATGGCTTCCTCTTTTGTCCCTCTCTCGTTTGCCTGCTCCTTTGGTACGAGATTGTTTGAGACCAATTCCTGCTTGTAATCCTCCAACTCCTTGTCAATGTCTGCATCATCCGCAAATGACACTCTCTTCATCAAGTAATCGGGGATTCCAAGCTTCTTAGCCTTTTCAGCGATAAGGGATGCTCTGCTTGTGGCTTTCTCCTTTTCTTTAAGCTGAGTATTCTCTGCTTCGAGATTCTGCAATTTCTGCATAAAAGGCTCGAACCACTTAGGCATCTTGTCATCATCGCCCTCACCATTGCCCTCATCATCGGATGGCTGATTGGTTGATTGCTTTTTCTTCGATGTCTTTCTTGTAATTTCCCCCTGCATAGCCTTTGCATAAGGAACAAGCAAATCCACCGCATTCTCGATGTCCTCATCGGTTGCATCATCTTTCAAATTCTTGGAGCCGATTTCTGCCAACTCATCAAGAGCCTTTTCTGTGAGACCGAAATCCTTGCATTTGAGAGATAATGCTGATAAAAATTTCTTCTTCATATAATATTCAGTTAATATAAAATCTAATTCATCGGCTACAAAGATAACACAAAATTTCAAGAAAAGTGCCTATCACGCACATTTTTAGCAAAAATAAACATATCTGATAACTAAGCGGTTATGGATTTAGTAAGCAATTTTGGCTTTTGATTAATACTTTTTAAGCATCAAAAAGTTGCTTATATTGAATATTGTCTATATCTTTGCAGCATGAAAAGATGCCTAACAAGCACTTTTGAAAAGAAAGTAATAACATTTTAATTGATACGCATATGTTACAAACAGAGTTTGAAGAAAGAGTTGGTTTCAAGATTACATCACAGGAATACGGAATCATTGAGACCCTATATAATGATAGCGACCTTGACAAGGATATATTCTGCGCCAAGTGGAAGAAGAACGATAGAATGGAGATGAGCGAACTCAACGCAAACACCATCTCTATTCTCAACAAGAGAATCTTTGCCAATGAAGAGAATGCCAAGAAACATAGCAAGGTCATCACAGATACCGCCCATTTCCTTATCAATAAGTCAATAGAGCTTGGAGATTATGAGCTGTATTCACAGGCGATAGACCTTATCGGATTGAAAGATGTTATCCGTTATAAATTGGAGAATGGTCTATCCCTCACAAAGGATGAAAGTGTATATATCATCAATAAATTATAATAGGTAATGGGGCGGCTAACCACCGCTCCGTAATTCAACGCAACTATGAATAAGAACAGAAGAAAGAGAATCAATGATATTTACTCAAAGATTGATGAACTCAAATCTGAGATAGAGAGTATCATGGATGAAGAACAAGAATCTTTGGATAATATGCCCGAATCCCTGCAAGAGGGAGAGCGTGGAGAAATGATGCAAGAAGCCATTGGCAATCTCTCAAATGCGATGGATAGCATGGATGAAGTGATGGATTATCTGAATGAAGCAACCGAATAAAAATATTTCAGTATGGAAAAGACCTACTATATCTATTGTGGTGTGGAAATGAGCGACATCATGGAGTTTATCAAGATGATAATGGAAATGTGCCTGTCATTTGAATATGACTATGAGGCTGGAACTATCACGGTCAAAGGAGTTTGTGAACGTCTTATCAATGATATTGATGGTTGGCTTTCCAATATGGATATTGATATTCACGACACCGAAGAACAAATTTAGTCAAGTATATAATCATAATAAATCATTAACAATATAAATTTTAACGCAATGGAAGCAACAACTATGACAGAGAAGTTTTTTGATTTCGAGAAAGCCAAGGTTCAGACCTTGACCCTCGAACAGTTGGAGAGAACCCACAAGGAGAATGACGTTTACAATAAGCCTCTCCGTGGTATCTATCACTATGATTTGTTGAATCAAATCATCAGTATGTGCAACGAGCAACATTATGGGGTAGAGGTTTATGACCTCTTCGCAGCTCAGAACAAAGACCGCAACACCCCAGGCGTTGTACTCTTGCCACAAGTGGAAGCTCAATTCGGGGAGAGAGCGGTGGAGGCTCATATCCTCCGTAGAGTGTTCGCCAATATCCGCTTGACGGATTGGGATGACGATGGGAATACTACCAATCTCGCCGTAGCGTTCCATCAAAAGGGTATTCAAGTCGGTTTTGGCAATATGGTTAAGATTTGCCATAACCAATGTATGCTATCTCCATCTCAGTATATCTCCACCTATTCAGATAAGGGAACAGGAAAAGGAAACGGAGTGAGCATCCCCGAAGTTCTTGATACCGTCCGTTCTTGGCTGCTGGATGCACGTCATATCGTGGTAACGGAACGTGAGAGAATTGAGAAAATGCAAAGCATTGAGGTCAAAGCCGAACAACTATTCATGCTTATCGGTATGCTGACCGCCCTCAGAGTGAAATGCGACACCCATATCAAGGAAATTAAGGAGAACAAGACATATCCGCTCAATCAGTCGCAAATCTCGAAGTTCACGGAGAATCTCTTGGTTTCATACCATGATGGAGCAAAGGTAACGGTATGGGACATCTACAATGCCGCCACCGACCTCTACAAGGCTAATTCGATGGATATTCCTGCACTCCTGCCACAGAACAGAGCGATGGTTTCATTCCTTGAAGAGCAATTCAATATCTAATAACATCATCGGTCTCTCATTCCTTGGAGTGGGAGACCTTATCAAATTTAATGATATGAAAGCTTTTGATATGTTGAAAGCCCTGCATAGTATTGACATCCGCAAAGGAGAGGATTATATCAATGGTGCAAAGGAGACAGGATATAAGCTGGAAGTACTGCAAGGCAAACTAAAACCCAAGCATTGGTATTTCGTGGATTTCCATGAGAAAACGATACTTGGGCATCCCGATGTAATTATCACTTATGGGAGCAATGAGAAACAATATTTTTATGAACTTGAAAAATGATACACAATGGCAAAGAAAGTAAAATCAATCAGAGAGCAACTTATTGAATCATATAAGCTAACCAAAGAGGAAATCGCATATCTCGACCTCTGCTATACTAATACTTGGTTCAATCACAAAGAACCTCAGATGTATATACTATCCGCAAGAAGAGCCTTGGCAAAATATCACTGCTCAGAATGTGGGTGCGAGATTTCAGAGGATGAACATGAGGATTACGGAATGTGCCACCGCTGCCGTTCCGCTTTTGGTGATTAATGCCTATTTTAGGCAATATTATGCGTTCTCCTGCGTTATATAAATAAAAGCGGACAATTTATTATCCAGCTTAATTTTATCGCAGGAGAATCCTTTTAATCAATAGAAACGAATGGAAACAAAGGTAATTCATTTGCATTTCAAGGATGATGGAGTGAGTATCACAAAGGATTGGTATTTCGGTTCGCTGAAAGCCATCTATAACTCCCGAACGGTTGAGGACATCGGAATATCATATAAATCGCTCACAAATGCCATTCGTGGCAAAGATATATATGAGAATAAGAAAGTCATCATCCGCATTGGAAAACTTGAAAGGAAGCCAAAACAAAACGATTAAAGATTTAGAATATGTTAGGAGCAATTGTCGGTGATATTGTCGGCTCACGTTTCGAGTTCAACAACACCTTTGATTATAATTTCGAGCTATTCCACAAGGATTGCTCGTTCACGGATGATTCCATCTGCACGATAGCCATTGCGGATGCGATATTGGATAGTAGTGACGGTATGCCATCGGATAGGGATTTTCGTATATCCCTGCAACACTGGTGTCAGAAATACCCAAACCCGATGGGAGCCTATGGTGCGAGCTTCAGTAATTGGGCGCATAGTTCACGACCTCAGCCTTACAATAGTTGGGGGAATGGCGCAGCCATGAGGGTAAGCCCGATTGGATGGGCTTTCGATGATGATGCCAGCATCATTCGTGAGGCGATGAATAGCGCAAAGGTATCTCACGACCATGTAGAGGGGCTTATCGGGGCTTCTGCCGTGGCTCTGTGCATCCATGAAGCGAGGATAAATGATATTGATACATCAAGGCAAATAATCAATTCAATCGCACAAAGATACTATGGTGAAGATTGGGAAAGGAATATCCCACGAAAAGGAATATTCGATGAAACTTGCAGAGGATGCGTTCCTCTTGCCATCCATATCATCAACGATAGTGATGGCTTCGATGATGCTATCAGAAACGCAATAAGCTATGGTGGTGATAGTGATACGCTGGGCGCAATAGTCGGCTCAATCGCTGAACCTTTATTCGGTATTCCTGTCGAATTTGAGGAAAAGGCATTGAACTATCTAACACCATCAATGGTTAATGTTTACAATAAATTCAAAGAAAGATATGGATTATAGATTTAGAATTAGTCAAGAAGAGTTGAATTATATCTATGAGAACGCCAAAGGGCGCATGGATGCCAATCCCGACATTGCAGAAAATCATAAGAAAGAGATTGAGAAATGTCCTTTTTTCAAGACTGAAAAAGAAGCATTGCAAGCTGCAATCAAAATGAGAAAAGATAATCATTATGGTTGCCAAATTTGGGCAAAGATAGAGAAAACCGATGACGTTTACCGTATTGTAAACTATTGGCTCGTAACAGATGATGGAAAGGTTAAGTTATCTGCTGATTATATCGGTATGGCTCTTATGTATGATGAAAGAAGATTACGAAAAATCATCGACAATAATATACCTATTGCTGATGTAATAGCTTACTTCTAATGATAAAGGGGGAGCACCATCATCTATGGTGTACCCCCTATGATTATTTTTTCTTCACTGCAATTATAGACCTATTCCAAATCACCATATAATTCACTCCATCGCAATACATTGCATCATATCCAAGAGCGCAAGCATATGTGTTTTCATTATCATCGAAAGCCGATTGTTGCTTTAAGCTTAACTTATGCCACATTCTGAATAAATCGCTTTGTTTTATTATCTTTGGCTTTCTTGTCCATGTCATTTCAGATAAAGTATGATTTCCGTTACCATAACATACACTGCTATGATATGCGTTATTTTTTCTACTATCATTTAATGGATGTGCCCTGCTTCCATCCCATGCTGATGTTGCAACATACATACCATCACCATATACTCGACCGCCAGGTCCATTCAGTTCCAATAAATCCGCAACATATAATTGTGATGCAAATTCTGCGCTTGACATCTTTTTGCCTTTGAATGTAGTTGGATTGACGGTTCGATAGAAAACATCTCCACTCGCTTTTTCCAAGATGGCGAACTCTGCCTCAGTCACCAATTTAGCAGGAGCATCGAAACCCTGCATTCTTGCTACATTGTTTGTAAATGTACCTCTGTATGGGTCTTCTGATGTCATCTTTTTAACATCTATGCTTGATGATATATCTTTTCCAATTGCGCCACCTTTATATTCCTTATTCAGCGCACCCTTTACATCTCCACCACGTTTGATTTGCTTATCTATGAGTTTCTGTTGCTGAGTTTCTGCATCTGCAATACTCTTTTGTAGAGCGGCAAAATCATTACTCTTTATTGCATCATCAATCTTGATTAAGCAATTTTTGTATATTGTCGATTTTGTCTTGAAAGTTCTGAGTGTTGCAGCCTTAGAAACCAAATCATTCCATTGTATCTTTTGGTTGATGATTCTGATTTTCTCATTGATAGCCTTATTTATGATGTCTTTGTGAGAGTAGCTTATCGTTGGATTGGTAAGTTCAAAATCAAGCTTATTTCTTAGATGTTCCAAAGGGGCATTATCAATCGAAGAATAGCTATACTTTGATAGCCATTTCTTCATAACTCCATCCAACTCTTTATAAGCATCTTCAAGCTCTCTCATCGAATAAGACTGATGTAGAGAGTGGGCATTTGGCATAAGGTCAGAGAGAGAATTTTCTTTACTCTTCATTTGTGAAACCCTCTTTGCCACATTCTTTGCTTCTGCCAACATCGCATCAAGATTTCCCTCATTGATATATTTCTCCAATTCTGCAAAATCAACCTCAGCATATTCATTTGCGACTTTGAGGACATTGCTTGCAGTCTTCTTGATGCGTGCGTGTTTCTTTTGTCTGTCCGCCGCCCTCTGCTGGATGTCCGCAATCTGTTCGGGAGCTCGGGCTGCATGGCGAGCTGCTGCCTTATCCAAGATTGATTGCTTCTTTCTGCGTTCCTCACCCTCAGCAACTTTCTTATTCCAATACTCACGAAGTTCTTTCTCCTTTTCGGGAGAACGCTCCTCATGTCTCTTGGCTGCAATGTCCGCAATGGATGGTGATTGGTCGGGATTCAGAATCTTATCAATAGCCTTTGCGTTATTCTTGATGAAATATGGCTCTGTTCCCCTTGATTTGGATGCTGCAATCTTATCGGCATTATCATTTACCCACTCCTTGAAATTATCGGGATAGGACTTGATTTCTCGCCCTCTGACGAGCCTTTTCAGTTCCTTTCGCCAATCCTCACCATTGAGCATCATCTTTGTAAGATGGGCGGTTTCATCGGGATTGAGGGTGATAGGGGTAACATAACAGAAACATTGGGGATGCCATCCATCGAACACGAAATCCTTTGGATAGTCCCCTGCCAGCTTATCGCATATATCTTTCTTTGGATGATTTCGTGACAGATTCACCCTCTGACCGAGAACAAAATCCATCTGAGACCATCTTTCATGGTCTGCTCTACGATAAGCGATATTGGTCTCTGTTCGGGTAACACGCATAGCGTTCTTTGCGGAAGACTTATAAACTCCTGCACCCACCTTATAGCTATCCTTATCGTAGTCAATCCATCTATATTTTCCTGTGGCTTCATCCTTGATACGCTTCTTCCATTTCCGTTTCCATTCTCCTGTATCGGGGTCTTTGTATCGGAATCTACGGAACATCAAATCGGGGTCATTCAGATATTGACGAACCTTTCGGGACATGGAAGCCGCAGAATTTCCCTCGCCAATGGCAACGGTCATGGCAACCTCCATCTCATCACGGAGCTGCTGGACGTTCTGCCATATTCTTTCAGATAGGTTCAAGCCCTTATCGGAACGATTGATGAAAGAATCCATCGCACTCTCATTCCTATCAGTCCAAGCCGTGAATTGAGTGGAAGACAATACATCCTTGCCAAATACGGATTGCACCAACTTATCGCATTCATCGTTAGCCTTGTCCCATTCAAGAACAATACCCCTTTTTATGGCAGTGGTAACGACAGAATGGAGCTGACGGAGCAGAGCCTCAACTTTCTTCTGATAGCTATCCCTCTGAGCATCGAAAGAAAACATCTCCCCATCGTCAAGTGTAGGCATGGATTTATTGAGCGCAAGAATAGCATTAACCGTCTTGGCAAACGCTCTTCTCACGCCCTCTGCATATACCTCAGTCCTTTGTATTCGGGCGAGGGTAGCGGCTTTCATATCATCGTTCTTTGAAGCCATAGGCTATTATTCTGATTTCTTCTGTTTCTTATCGTCATTTTTCTTTGGGGCTTTCTTGCTTGTGTCATCGTCATCATCCTCGTCATCATCATCCCCATCGTTGAATGATTGTGCACCGATGCCATCAATACCACCAAAGATGTCTTGTTGCTGCTTAATCTTATCTTCCTTTTCCTTATCAAGTCTCTCATTCTCACGATGTGAGTCCTTAATAAGAGGATTAAGCTCAACTCCTGTCTCTGTTGATAGGATTCCAGCATCAATCGCCTTTGTGATATTATCAAGGTCATCGGCAACATCATCACCGAATGGCTCTTGAAACTCATGCCCGACTTTCAACTCCTCACATTGGGAATGGAGCTTTATTTCAAGAACATTACCGATGATGGCAGTAATGAGGGATGCCGTTCGGTCGAGCAATTCCTCATGTGTTTCCTTGTGTTTAGCCGCCTTGATGTCTGCCAACATCATAACCGTGCGCAAAGCCTTTGCTGATAGAGTGGAGAGGGATTTGAGCGTGTCAAGAGAGATTTTCGGGGTGAATGTCATTGAGAGGATTTTATCCTGCAACCATTCCACCTCATCTTTCTTGGATTGTGGCGCATTGTCCCAAGTGAGATACTTTGCAGCCTTATCAACTCCATCCTTGTCATTAGTGATAAGGAGCTTGGCAGCCTCCTTCTTTTCGGGCATATTCTTGATGATGTCCGCAGACATGAGGGCGATAGGGTCAGCGAAGTAATCATTGGTATCAGCCGTTTTGGATGCGATATATTCCTCACGATGGATAAGATGTTCCGCTCCGTGCCATTCCTTTTCCTGCTGGAACAATATGACAGGGATTTTACCGATAAAATTAGTCTCTTCGATGACTTCCCATCCGATTGATTTCTTGGTGCATCGGTAAATGACATCCTTTGTAAAGATGTCGAAATGATAAAGCAGACTATCATCATTATCCTTGGTATAATATCCCCATCCAACGGAAATCAGATTCTCATATTGGTCGAATCGTGTATAAATCTCATCTCCCTTGCTCTTGGCGAGAACCTTGATTTGCACATCGGGATTTCCGTCATCATCTCTGAATACCCTCCATAGCATTGCGCTCTCAGTCTCAGAGCCAGCAATGCGCTTGCATTGGCGAATCTTAGAGTTGAATCGGGTACGTTTGATGACATCTTGGAACTTCTCAAAGGCTTCATCCGTCCCCTCTGATAGCTGAGTCCATTTCACAGGGCGACCATAGAGGAATACAAGAGAAATCTCATTGATATAGATAGGGTATGGAATAGGCAATTTCCATACTTCTTCCTTTCTTAGGAACTTTCCCTTTTTATCCGTGATGATTTTAGGCTCACGCTTCATTATCTCATGGGAGAAAGTATCATATTCCTTTAGGGCTGCAATGGCTCTGTCTTGATTGGTAGCCATCTTTTCCTTAGCCCTTGAAATATCCTTTGCCGCCAAGAGTTGCTCGAACTGCTGATTAGTTCCTGTGAGCTGATTGATGTAATTTTTGAATAAATCGAATAATACCATATATACTTAAAATTTTATTGTTTACAATCCAAACGATGACTTATCCAAACTATCATAGTCGATGCCGTCATCATCTTCATAGAGGTCGTTGATGGCATATCCGAGAATATCCACGAACTCATCATGCGACTGGGTAGGGAAGCCGCAAACCTCATCCAAAAAGTCCTCATTCCAAGAACCCTCAACAATATAAACCCTGCCACACTCAATGCGAGGCGATACCGCCCTCAATCTGACTTCCTTGTCATCGGTCGGTGTCGGTGTTTCCTTTACATTGAGATTGGTGCTATCCCTCAGCATCTGAACGACACTGATACCATTTGCCTTTGGCTCAACATTGAGCTTACTTTCTGAATTACCCTCATGCGCTGCCATATAGTTAGGCAAGAATCGAAGCAAATCGGGCATCTCTTTCCACATCTGTTGAGCATCATACAGATAGATATAGTTCCCAATCTTGCAAGCTGCCAATATACCGCTTGGGTCGTTATCCTGCCCTTTCTTTTTCTTATTGTAGGCAGTATCAAGATAGAAGTGCATAGGCTCATTGTACCGCAAAGCCTTGAACTCAGCAAAGGATATTTTTCTGAACCAATCACGCTTGACGATATTACCTCCCTCAACGGTTGGATGCTGCTGATATAGGGCATTGAACTCCCTTGGTGCTCTCGCTTTCTGCTTCAATAGCTTTTCGATGGAGTGATGCGAAGACCATAGGGCATCCCCGATATGACGATTACTGAGACCTCCATCCCTCTCAATCTCACAGATGGCTGGAATTGCAAGTACCGTCCATTCATCGGGTTCGGCTTTCAAGATACGTCCTGCCAAGTCATCCTCGTGCCATCGGGTCATAATGAAGAGCTGCCGTGAATGATTGTGCAGTCGGGTCGTGAGGACGGTATTATACCAATCCCATACCTTTTGCCGATATGTAACGGAATTAGCCTCATTCGCATCCTTTACAGGGTCATCAATGATGGCAATATCAACAGGAGTACCCGTAAGAGAGCCACCGACACCAACAGCCTTGTAGAATCCACGATGCCCAACGGTCTCAAACATATCCACATTTCTCAGAACTCCCTTGACGCTATCTCTTTGGCTTGTGCCATTCAGATAAGTATCGGGGAATATGGCTTGATATTCCCGACTGTCAATCGTCCTTTGAATGGAACGAGAGAATTGTTCTGCCAAGTCAGAAGAGTATGAACTGCCCACAATCTTCATATCGGGATTCTTTCCCAATACCCAAGCAGGGAAATTACGAGAGATGATTTCCGACTTTCCATGCTGAGGTGGCATGAATACCATAAGATTCTTAATCTTTCCCTCATATAGCATTTGGCAATGGTCAGCTACCAACTTATGAAACCACTCCAATTCGTATTTCGGATTGGAATAACCGAGAAAATGCGAAAAGGAGATTGGAGCTTCGAGCCGTAGCTTTTCCTGCCTCAACCTCATCAATTTCAACCTTGTCTCGATTTTCGATGATTTCATTTCTATTCTTGTTTATCCAACTTTTCAAGTCTTTCGATTTCCGCATTGATTTCATCAAGCGTCATATCTTTGTCTTCTTTCTTTAGGACATTATCAATACGCTGCCGTTGCTGATAGTGTTCGGGGTCGAGGTTCGTGAGTAGGAAAATGGCTGCACCGACATTCGGCTGGAAATAGACCTTTTTCTTCTTCATCTTGGTAATATGTGGCATATTGGGATTGTTTGCGTTCGGTCGATATTCAGTTTCGGTTTCCTCTCGCTCATATCCCTTAGCCACCATTGCAAGCGAAGCAGCGAGGTCATGGGTGAGATTGGTCTTGAATACCTCTCGCCCACGTTTGATGGTATCTCTGAACTCTTCCTTTTTGAGCCAATTTCGATAGGTCTTGTCATTGATTCCCATCTCCCTGCAAAAGTCTTTCAGCTTTGCACCTCCATACTCAATAAGTCCGTGCTCCGATACCCATTCCTCAATCTCTGCCAGCTTTGATGCGCTATATTTACTCATCTTGCAAATCTATTAGTTTATAGAACTCATTTCGTTTCTCGCTATCATCCTTGAATATGCCTGTGAAGTGGGAGACTGTCATCTTTCCCTTGTTTCTCACGCCTCTCATTGTCTTACAAAGATGCTGACCTTTCATCACGATAGCAAAGCCAAGGACTTTCCCATCAAGTGCATCATCCAGCATCTTCACAACATCAATGGCAAGTCGCTCCTGCAACTGCAATCGGGCTGCACAATACCCGACAACCCTTGCTATCTTGGATATACCGAGTATTCGACCATCGGGAGATGGAATGTAAGCGAAATAGTATTTACCAAAGAATGGCAACACATGATGCTCGCACATGGAATAGTAATCACCGCTATCAAAGACCATATCCGTTGAATGCTCATCATTCTCGAAAGTCGTAATCTTCGGTTTCTTGGATGGGTCATATCCACGGAAAATCTCTCCCCACATTCGGATAATGCGGTCGGGAGTTCCTTTCAATCCCTCACGGCTTGGGTCTTCACCAATATAGGACAAGAGAGTTTGCAAAGCTTTCTCCGCATCCTCTCTCTTTATTTCTTTATTCATTGTTATCTCACCTTTAGAATTTTCTGTGTCTGCAAAGATAGATGCCATTGAGGGTGAGCGAGGATATACTCAACGCATTGCTTTATGATTTCCTCATTTCTTCTAATATCCCCGACATCACAAGGTTGCAGACTATAATACTTGGCTTCGATGTTTAGATATTTGCTCACATCAATCTTTCCATCGAAAACCACCTTTATCTCATCAATCCTCTCTTGTTTGATTTCAGCATGAGGGCAATAATCGGTCTTAGGGCTGCAAGTTACCCAATCAACGCTATTATGTGGGAGCTTTCTTGTACCATTTGTCTCAACTTGGATGGTATAGCCACGGACTCTGAAATAATGGCAAATCTCCGCAGTGAGCTGCAAAGATGGCTCTCCGCCTGTAAATACGATATGCTTTGATGGAAAATTTGCGATTTGAGCCATTATCTCTTCCTCTGTAAGGATTTTATAAGGCTCATGCTTGGTATCGCAAAATTCGCATCTTAGATTGCATCCTGCAAGGCGAATGAATATAGATGCCACTCCTGTATATGCACCCTCTCCCTGCAAGGAATAGAATATTTCGTTTATCCTCATGTCTTACTCCTTGTCTTTGATGTAAACGGCAACATTGCCCTCTGATTCCTGCACTCTCGCCTTATAGCATTCGGGAATCTGCTCAGTACACCACTTTGCGATATTCTCTGCCGTAGGGTTGAATGGCAGAAGCTCATTGAAATTTCCATGGTCGAGATAGCCGTGAATCTTCTCCTTTGCGTGCTTGAAGTCGAACACCATGCCATCCTTATTGAGATTCTTAGCCTTACAATAGACGGTGATAATCCAATTATGACCATGCAAGTTCTTGCACTTACTATCATAGGAGAGGTTGAGTTTATGGCAACCTGCAACCTCCATTTGTTTTGCTACATAATACATAATCTTGATATGTTTTGAGTTTATGAATGATTAATCCTCATATTCAGTTGGGTCTTCAATGCCAGCATCACGTAGTGCCTCTTTTCTCTCTACGCAAGTGCCACATTTGCCACAATGTTTCTCTCCGCCTTTATAGCATGAGTATGTCTTTGAATAATCCACACCGAGAACCTTGCCTATCTTCGCCACATCGGTTTTTGAGATGGTGGTATAAGGAGCTTCAATCTTGATTCCTGCATAAGTGCCGAGCTTCATTGCATCACCCATCGCCTTGATGAACGGCTCGCAACAATCGGGATATATGGAATGGTCTCCATAGTGATTCGCAATGAGGACGGACGAAAGACCACGACTCTCTGCAAGTCCACATGCGATAGACAACATGATTCCGTTACGGAAAGGAACTACCGTTGATTTCATGTTCTCAGCAGCATAGTGACCTTCGGGAATGGCATCCGCTCCATCCAGCAATGAGGACTTGAAGTAATCGTGCATGAATGCGAGTGGAATGATGATATGCTCGATTCCAAGAGCCTTGCAATGATACTTTGCGAACTCCTGCTCTCGTTTGTTGTGGTTACTTCCATAATCGAATGTGACCGCCAAGGCAATCTCTTCTTGCTTGTCATAGAGTAGGGTAACGGAATCCATCCCACCACTCAAAATAATCAATGATTTTTTCATGTTCTTTGCTTTTATATAGAAAATACGAATAATACGACTTTAGAGTTCTCTGTCAGCGTAGATACTGAATTTTACCCATTCATTGAAATTATTGACCGCTCCCTCTCTTGATTTCAGCCTACATCCATCCTTTGAGAGTTGTTCCAACAATCCTGTTTGAGGGTTGAACTTATAAAGATACCCCCCTCGATTACCATATAGCCATGCGGTGCTATCAACTGAATCAAAATGATATTTCTTCAAGTTGGCAACGGTCGTATATCCCAATCCGTGAATCTTCGCCCCATGTTTGTGAGCGGTCTTGATGAACCAAGGAAATGCGCTCTCATAGACCTTTCGAGGTATCTCTTTCGTCACGATGCCACCAAGAGCCACATACGGATAATCCTCACACATCTTGATGAAATATTCCTTTCCCCTGTTCTTGTGCCAAACAGGGATAGGCTTCTTGTTGGTGAGCGATTCGAGCTTTGCCCTCAATCTCTCAACCTCTTTTATGCCTACCACACAATCAATATCAAGCTCGAAGAACAAATCAACATCATATTTATTGATGAACCTTGCATAATCCTCAACGTATTCATCCCAATCAATGCCGCCCTTGTGTGAACCCGACATGAATGTGAAAGCCCCACTATCCAAAAGGAACGAGCCGAAATGCTTTACAATCTCCATAAATCCCTCATTCTTTCTGAGATAATAGAAACTTTCAAGAATATTGATGCAACGCATATCTCCTGCAAAGAATGCGTCTGAGCCAAATGACAACTCACAATCCTCTTTGCCAGCAATAAATGATTTCATTGCTTCCACGACCTCGCTTCTCGACTTGGGCGATGCTTCATATACTTTCATAATCTTCAACCAAAAATCACGGATATTTCCCGATACCCCCCCAGCTAAAAATATTTTCATAGGGCGTGAGTGTTTACTTAATTGTGATGCCCGAATAATCAGCGAGAGCGGACTCCACAATGCTCTTAATCTGCTCCTTGTCGCTTTCAAGTTCCAATGGAATATGGATGGTTATTTTCTCTCCCTTATCCTTTGAGCCATCGTCATTCAGATTATCAAAGAAATCATCAACATTGATTTCACTCTCCATTATCGGGAGGTCTGTGCCCCACGATTGGAGTTGAGCCTCATCCCATTCATTAGCGAGTGAAGCCCATTCATACCTACCGAATGAGTTATTATCAAGAATGGTGTATGCTTTAAGCTCCTCAATAGAAGTATCGGGTGAAATGATGGCACAAGGAGCTGCTTTGAATCCGAGTTCCCTTAATGCCCTAAAACGCATATTTCCCCCAATTATAATATACTTATCTGTATTATTAATATTATATACTTTAAGCATATTATATTGGAGGAAATGAGGATATTTCTTGATATTCTCTTTGAGTAGGTCGAATTTCTTATCCTCAATCTCACGAGGATTTGACGGCAACCCCTCTAACTGACCCTCATTGAGTTCCAGTCTATCAAGTTCCAAAACCGCAAAAGAAGCGATGTTTGGCTGGTATGACACAATTTCGTTATTCATCTTAATACGTACTAAAAATTATAATTTTAGTCGCAAAGATAATAAAAAGAGTGCGTATTAAGCATTATTTTAATGAAATTTAGCCTTTTTCGTGCAAATATAGCTCGATTTCGTTCTTAAAGTCATCAAAACTACGGCAAATGATATATTTATATCCTGCCCATTCGGCTTTTCTCTGCCATATCTTCTGAGATGGCTGCTGCTTTCCTTTAGGGGTCTTCATCTCAATGCAAAGACCATGGTATGACTTTGATGGGAATAGGAGCAATAAATCCGCAACTCCCTTTTGAGTTCCCTCAGCTTTCATTATAGCTCCCTCTATTCGCTTTCTCGCCCCACCATTCGGGACGGCAAAGAGCAATATTGCGAGTTGTGGGTATGCCAACCGAAACCATTGCACACATCCGATTTGTATCTGACTTTCCAAATGTCTCATATTCAGAATGATTTATCTTAGAATGGCAAATCATCATCCTTTTGTGATGGCGACTGCGGATTATTAGATGGCTGATATTGTTGATGTTGCTGATGGTCGGTTGGCTTACGGTCGAGCTTCTGCAAATTATCCGCATCAATCTCCGTGATGTATCTCTTGTTTCCGTTCTTGTCATCGTATGACCGAGTTCTTATCTTCCCCTGCACGAACACGGAACTGCCACGATGCAGATACTTTTCCGCTATATCGGCAAGACTACCCCAAATAACAACGTTATGCCATTCCGTCTTGTCGGGTATTGTCGAGCCATCCCTTTTCTGATAGCCCTTTTCTGTGGTGGCAACGGAAAAACTCGCCATCTTCCTGCCATTCTGTGTGGTGTTTATCTTGGGGTTATCACCCAAGAAACCTATGATTGTCGCTTGATTCAGTGAAGCCATATACGTACTACGAATTTAATTATTTTACGTTTTATATTATATATATATTATAGCATTATATCTTGTATATATTGATAGCATTAGGAGAGATGGCAAATTTCGCACGGAAACCGCCATCTCTCGCATTTTCGCCCATCGGGCTTATAGTTTATCACCTTTGCTCATTTGGACGCATTATCAAAGAGATTTCCTTGCGTATATCCATTCTCTGATGAAGTAGGATTAACACCGATGATTTTATTCACCCTGTCAATTTCCGCATCTATCTCCCTTTCAAGAGCCTTGCTTGCATTGAGAGCTGCCTTGCTTCGAGTTCGGAAATACTCCTTTTGCTTCATTCGCAATAGCGAAACCTTATCAAAGAATTGCTTAGGATTCATATCCGTGTTCCTCCTTATCCGCCAATTCGATACACTTCATTCCCTCAGCGAGGTTCTTTTTGAGTTCCTCAATCTCAGCAGGAGTGAAATCCTTTCTTCCATAAGCTATGCCCGAAATGAAAGCATTTGATATTGCCATAGCAATCGTTATCGGAACATTCGGGTCTATCGTTGGCAAGAAAGAACGAGCAATCTCAATAGATACGGCTCTCTCCAACAGATTTGGCTCGAATCCTCTTAGGTCGAGTGCTATCTTCATTTTTCCTGCCATACATTAGTCCTCCTCTGTTTTAGGCTCGTACTTGAACACATCCATTATCTTGGTCTCGTTCAGCCCGACAACATCATAATCAACCAATCGTTTTTCCCAATATGGTTTCATCTCTCTGTATTCCTCACGCTTAACCCCTGCCTTGATAAGGTCAAACCACTCTTTTTTTAAGGATAGATATAATATTTTCTCTTCCATATCGCTCAATTTACATTATCCAGCATCCCATGATGATTGGGCTGTAATATCTGCCAAACAACAATCTTATGCTCATTTCTTGGAATTTATCTTATTCTTCAAATCATCAAAGAAGTAATCGGGTGTAAGAACGAGGTCTATCTTATGAAGCTCAAATTGAAAGAATTGCTCCTTTGTGATGCCACTCACATGATATTTCTCCCTTATCTTGCTCATTCCTTTCAAAGTGCCATTCTTGCGATATAGCTCTCCAAGCTCAACGATATAATCTCTGAATCGGGTATCGTTGATGATTCTTTCGAGGATGATGCGATGATTAACCATATCAACAGTGATGGTCTTGTATTGATGTCTCGTATCCAATAGCTCCATCGCTATCTCCAAGAACTCACTCTTATCTGCCCTGCGTACATCCTTGTACTCTTCGAGATGAACATTATCCTCATCCCACAGTCGGTTTTTTTCATCGGCTCTGCCTCTGAAATTGAGGGCGACCATAAACCAATCCTCAGAATCCATGACCGCAATGGTTTTCATCCCTGCTGGATGACCCCATACTATCACGTCTCCTTTCGTTATAACAAATTCATTATTATCCATATATTATTATATTTATATTATCTTAGTTATCGAAATTCTTTAATGCAAGATGATAAACGTCATAATGGATGCGAGTTAGATAGACGGTGGCAATACCGATGTTCAAAGTCTGATATGGTTTTCCATCTCTCAGATTCTCATTAATTTCATCTGTTGATTTCTTGAAATACATCCTCAATCCATCAATCAATGATGAAAGTCTATCATCCCCGAAAGCTGCCCTTATCTTTTCTTGATTTCTCAGTGCGAACCTTGCCATATCTGTATCTCTTACGCTTATCCTTATGCCTTTTGCCATTCCGATGCTTACTTCTCAATCTCTGAACCTCAGCATTGAGATAATCGGTAGCCCCATTCAAAAGAGCGAACCGAATATCATCAATGCTTGCGGTCTCATAATTGCCGTGATGCTTCATTATACGGCAAATAGGGATGGAGTATTCACCTCATTCTCCATATTTCTGCAATTCTTGATAGCCTCTTTGAAATAACTCTCTTTCAACTCGAAACCGATGCCATATCGTCCCATCTTGATGGCTTGATAGACCTCAGAACCGATACCAAGGAACGGAGTGAGAACCTTATCCCCCTCATTACTCCAAAGGGTGATGGCTCTCTCGATAGTTTCAAGCTGGAGAGGGCAAATATGCTTTTCGTCATTATCGTCTCGTCCCTTAACACCGTTCAATGTCTTGGAGTAATCAATATCCATCCATACAGGGGATGCGTATTTCTGCCAAGTATCAACGGATATTCCACAATGCACAGGATGCTCATGCTCTCCCTCCTTGCGGAACACCATCAAGTAATCGGGGATTCCCACACGGCTCATGGCTGCATCCTTTTTTACCTGCTTATGAAGCAGACCGAGTGCCTTTGTGCGCTGCATTTCCGTTACAGGATTCTTCCAAATGGTCACTCTCGAATGATATACGAATCCTACTTCTTGGAACGCCTCAAGTATCATACCCGAGAAATCACGCAATCCGATATATCCCTCCTTGCCCTTTTGAATAGGCAAATCCATGCAATGAACCGCCACGTTGCGACCGCTCCACATCACACGATACAACTCCTTGACAAGGAACTTGAATGCGGTGAAGAACTCCTTGTAATCCTTTGAGTTCCCCATATCCTCCAGCTTATCGGAGTAGGTATAGAGTTCCGCAAATGGTGGGGAGAATATTGAGAAACCAATGCTTTCATCGGGAACATTCTGAATGAGCTGCACGCAATCGCCAAGGCGAATGTCGCAATGCTCTGACTTATATGAGCTTTGTACTTCCATTTTCTTTAGTTTTATCTGATTGTTGATATTTCTGTTCATTGCTTCCGTCATGGACTTCTGCATATTGAGGAACTGCTTTTGCTTATCCTCAAATGATGATTTCACGTTCTGCATGGTGTCGAGCGTTATGAGATGGATGTTCACCTCATTCTTTTGCCCGAAACGGTATGAGCGGCGGATGCCTTGATATGTGGCTTCAAAGGAGAAATCAAGTGATGCGAACATCTGATTTCGGCAATTCTGATAGTTCAAGCCGAATGAAGCTATCTTCAGTTTGGTAACGAGGACACGGAACTCACCTCTTGCGAACCCCAGCAGCTTATCTTTCTTGTATTGCTTATTGTCGCTTCCCTTGACCTCAACGGCATCGGGGATTAGGTCTCTGATGACCTTTCCCTCTTCATCCTGCCCAATCCAAATTATCCAATTCTCATTTGAGCCATTGACGATTTCCGCTACCCTTTGGAGTCTCTGCTTTATGGTTCTGCGAAGCTCCTTGTGGTATTCCGTTGCAGATACCGCCATCTCGTTGAACAATGCACCGTTATCCTTTTTCTCTGTCACGATGTAATCCTCAATGACATTCATCGGTGGAAGATTATATCCATCATCATCAAAGCCGATGTCCGATGGCTTGCTTAGCATCACCGCCCAAGTTGATACGAAATCCCAAAAATCCTGCTGAGCATGACCTTTCAATCGCCAATCCGATGTAGAGCCGCCATCATGCACGAAATACATTGCCAGCATCTCGTTTCGGGTCATCACGTTCAAGAACTCCGCATGATTGCAAAGCTCCGTGGTGTCGTTAGGTGATGGGGTAGCGGTGCAACACAACTTGTAAGGGGTATCTTTGAAATCCTCTATGAGGGCGGTTCTGGTCTTTCCTGCAAAGTTCTTTAGGATGGAACTCTCATCGAGAACGACCCCCCCGAAGAGGTAAGCATCTATATTCTCCATGTTGTCGTAGTTGGTGATGTATATGCCTGCTTTCAAGTCTTGGTCGAATACGGTAAGACCGATTTCCGTTACCTCATACCCGAAATGCTCACCCTCCTTGATGGTCTGCCCGATAACTCCCAATGGAGCCAATATCAAGACAGGACGGTTGATATGCTTTTGCACTTGATATGCCCATTCCAACTGCTGAAAGGTCTTGCCGAGACCGCAATCCTCAAACATAGCGAATCGCCCTGCCTTTAACGCTCTCTTCACGCAGTAACGCTGGAATGTGAACAACTGAGGGTTCAAATCCTTGTCATCAATCTCGAATCCGCTATCATGTATAGCGGTCTGTTTCTCAGCGAGAAACTTATAATATTCATCTAATTTATCCATATCTGCTTTTATTCTATTACTCATTTTGATTCTATCATCTTGCAATAAGATGTATCTTCAACGTTATTCATCAATTTCATCACTCTCGAAAGTCGCTCCAAATCCTCCTTGGTCAGAGTCAAGCAATCTCTGTGCGTTGATAGCCTCTCCCTTTTCGCCTCTCTCTGCGAGAGCCTTGAGTTTCAAAATTTTGCTCTTGATGCTCTCAAATTCCTTATCTGTTGTCTCCATTACAATGCGATGTTATAAGATTTGCCTTTCAGTGATGGTCTCTTGCTCAAAATGAATGATATGAGTTCATCATAATCAATCGGGAACAATGGGCAGTACTTATATCTCAAAGTACATACGAATCTGCCATGTAGCATGATGTCGAAAACAAGGGTCTTCATGCTGCACCCCCTTTCTTCACATCGTCAAGGTATGCCCATTCCTTGATGTCCCCATAGAAAGGGTTGTATATTTCATCATCCTCATCATGGAACAACCAATAGCCCTCTTCATCCCCCTCAAATTCCTCTTCATGCGTGCTATACATGAGCTTCACCTCATCGCCCTTGGTGATTACAATCAATTGTATCACGTCCTCTGAATGGGCGCACCCATATTCATCACAAGGGGTTGCCTTTGGCTCTTCATCGAAAGGATGCCAAATGTGCTCCTTGTACCACTTGATACCTGCCATGAATCCCTCATGTATCGCAGTATCTTTCAAAGGCTGATGATAATACTTTTCAGCCAATTTATCAGCAGCCTTTTCCGCTTCTCTTAATAATTTCTGATTCTTTGTTTCCATTGTTGCGTTGAAATTTTTGAAATTTTGCCGTTTTTATGCGCTCTGACGCATTTTCTCTCGAAAGATGAATAGTTCTTCATCTGAAACAAAAAGATACGTCATTTGCCCTCATTTACGGTATGACTTATTTTTGAATACTATTTTTTCCAGCATCTCGTTGAATCTGTCTGCCACCCTTGCCCCATACTTCGCCCTTATCTCTTCGGGATTGAGATTAGTGGTGATGATGGTGAAGAGCTGTGCATCGTAGCGATACTCTATGAGGTCGATGACAGGATTCAGAACATTTCCGTAATCCAGCACCTCCGTTGGCTCACGTCCCATATCCTCTATTGCGAGCATCGGACGATTCTTGATGGTGCGGAACTCCTTAACATCCTTTGCGATTCCTGCAATCTCCTTTGCATCCATGATTTGAATGCCAACTTGACTGCTATCAGCAAAGACATTGTTTCGGTTGAGATAATTGACCGACTGCTGAAAAGCATAGAGCATCGTGGTCTTGCCGTTTCCGCATAAGCCGAGGAATATCATCCCGAACTTCTGATTGTCATCGGTGAGGAACTTGGCAACTCTCTTGATGTTTTCCCTTGTAGGCTCATCGTCATCAAATGTCCTGTGTCGAAAATCAATCTCGGCTTGATACGCTGCCGTCAAAACATCCTCCGCCTGCTCTTGGGTCAGAGGAAACTTAAAACGTTCCCTCGTAATCCTCTGACGAAGTAGATTCTGTCTCAATACGCTTACGTTGAACTTTACCGTCTTGTTGATTAGTTCCATCTTGATTATTGTTTGAATGATTATCGTAATTGCCCTCCAGCACCTTTTGAAAGTTGGTCGGGAGAATGACCCAATCGAAATTCGCAATCCATCCACGTTGATTCTTGCCGTTGAGGAAATCACTCTGTGCCGCTTTCCTCACCATTTCGGCAACGGCTTCCTTTCCACATTCCCTGCATCGGGCTAATATATAGTTCTTGCGCTTTCCTTGGATGGTGCGAAGCTTCGGGATGATGGCTTTATGTTTATCCATTTCAGAGTTCCAAAACATTACGAATTTTGATAAATCCATCTTGTCTTTTGGTTCGTCCGACTTCGAGTCGGACTTATCTTCTGAATGTAATGAAGAAGATATATATATATTATTATATTCTTTATTTGTGTAAACTTGCCTATCAACTTGCCTATCAATTAGGGTGTCAAATTCATTTTCTTGTTTATAGGCAAAGTGCTCTGATTTACAATCATTTGCATCGGTTTTTTGCTTATCAACTTTACTACCATCTTTGCCTATAAAGTTTTTTGAACTTTGCCTGTAAACTTGCCTATCAACATCCGACATATCATCACATTGATAATCCTCATATTTACAGATAGTTATGATAGGAGTTTGCCTATAAAGAATCTCCCTCTTTATCATCCCCTCATTTTCGAGCATTTTGAGATACTTGATTATTGTCGGATTACTCTTTCCCCACCTATCCGAGAGGAATGAGATTGAAGCAATCAACTGTCCTCTGTGCAAGGTGAAAAGGTGGGCATCATTGGAGACCTTTTTATCCTCCCATGATGCCATGAAGAGTAAATCGAGCCACCATTTCAACCGCTCCGCATCCTGCCAAAGCCAATGCTCCACGATTTTACGATTTATCTTTATCCACCCTTCCATATTGTTTTATATGAAGAGATAATTTACCCAAATATCAATGAATTGCTCACCGCAATATATTGCCAGCTCACGAGACTTGAAGGCAAGCCGAGAGCCGAAACCCGTATGCGAGTACGCAGAACCGCTATTCGCATTCGCATAAACGAGACCGCCATACGCATCCGCATTGTAACCCGAGCGACCGACAAAACGGCAACGGTTTTTATCGTTATCATCCATATTGTCATATTCCTCCTTGGTGTATAGTCCGAACCAAGGGAAGTATCTATATTCATCCTCCGTGAATTGTGGAGTCCAACCCTCATTTAGCGCAGCGGTGATGATAGCGAGGCGAGTATAGGCGAACAAATGCAAATTGTTGTCGGCTTCCTTGAATGAGTTTTCTATGGCTCTGTATTGCGCTACCAAAGGATGCTCATTTCCGAGAATATTGACCGCATCATCAAAGGTCTTGATACGTTCCTTGATGTCCTTTGGCTTGAGTGCATCCTCACCAAATACCTTTGTCATCTCGTTCTTCACCTGCTCCTTGCTGATTTGTGGGTAATTCGTCAATATCTTATACAAATCCAGCAGAGCGGATTTCTCAATCTTGATTATTTCTTTTTCCATTTTCTGATAAATTTTTATTATTACATGGTGGTTCTTGGTGATACTCCACGTAGTGTTTGAGTTCCACACAATACGCACCGTTCACTAAATTACTTAAATGCTCACATTTCCTGCAAATCTCATTCATTTCAAAATTGATTAGAGGATAAATCCAAAATAAGCCCCGATTTTGCCACATAGATGGGCTTTCCTGCGATTTTACGCACTGATTGGATAAATTGCCCAGTATCGGAGTTTCTTGCGCTCAGATGGAGTAAAATCACTTCTTTCACGTTGGCAAGGTCATTTGACTTCAAAACTTCCTCTGTGGTCTTGATTTCCATGTGGGAATGAAGAAGTCTGTCCCTCATTGATAGTGGCATGATTCCATTGTCAATATTCTCCTGTAGGATTTCATCCGAGTAATTGGCTTCAATCATAATATGGTCAAGATTCGGGATTTTATACTCCAGCATCATTGTGTCAGTGACGAAGAGTAATCTACCCATATCATCATGCTCTATTATGAATCCCACACATGGGACATCGTGAACCACACTCAGAACAAATACCTTGAAACCGCCGACCTTATATCCGTGCATCGGCTCAATCTCTTTGCAGAATGAGCGGTTTTTTATCTTTTTCGCATCGAATACTTCGGGGAGCGCAAGAACCTTGATTCCATTTTTGATGAACTCAGAGAGGAACTTGGCATGGTCATTATGCTCATGGCTTATCAAGCATCCGCATACATTGCTCAATTTCCATCCAAGGGCTTTCTTGACATCCCTCATTTCAATTCCAGCCTCTATGATGAGAGTTTCGCCCTCTGTTTCGAGCAAATAGCAATTGCCCGATGATGATGAACCTAAACATTTGAGTACCATGCCTTGTTTCCTTTCTGATTAAAGTTAAAAATCGGGTGAGTTATTGTTGGATTTTCCATCGCCCTTTTCCTCAGTTCCCTTATCAATCTGCTTGATTTCCCCTGTTTCGGTATCAACTTCCTCATAGGTGGTTGAATCAAGATTGATGGCAGTCTTGTTCGCACCTTGCGAAATCATCTCATTTCTGTCAGCGAAATCACCGCCCTCGCTATCTCCTGCGACAACACCTTGCATCTCAACGGATAGATAGCCGTATTTGGATAGCAATCTACGGATGACGGTTTTCAATGCCATATCGTTGAAATTTCCCATCCATCCAACGGATTTAGATACCTCATTCTTCTTTGCTATCTGAATGAGCTGCTCAACTGTGGTGTCTTTCGGGATGCTTGGAGAATAACGCTTTGCGTATGATGCCATCTCATTGAGCGGAATGTAAAGGGTCTTGTTGAATCCATTGAGTAGCTCGAAATAGCAGAAGTAACCGATGATTTCGTCCGATTCTTTCTCACCGCTGAAATCAATCGCTCCCGTAAGTTTGTTGGTCTTCTTCAACTCTCCCTTATATACGAAATCCGCATTGAGGGTCTTGTACATTCCTGTTCGCATTGCGAGCTGGATATATCCCTTATAGCCAGGGATAAACGTAGGAGTATGGACTTTGTACCACTTCCCATCCTCGCCTTTCACAGAATTATTATAAACCACGATGTAGGCGAATCCGAGAGCCTTGTTGATAGGCAGACGGAGAACGGCTGCTTTCAAGGCTTCACAGATGATGGCATTTGGATTGCACTTCTGCAAGGATTTATCACCATTGTAGAGGTCGATGATTGACGAAACAAAGAGGTCTTTGTGTTCTGCCAATGCGTTCTTGAACTGCTCCTGTACTGATGGAGCTTGTAGAGTGGCTTTCAGCTTTGCGATGCCTGTCTCTTGATTTGTTGTTGCAACTTGATTGCTCATGTTTCTGATATTTAATTGTTAGACAACTATTTCTTGATATTCAGAGCTTTGTCTTCTGATACCACCAATCGGATGATTTGTGATTTTGTCGGCAAAAGCTCATTGATGCTCTCTGCATTATCTGCAAAGATTGGGGCGGTGATTCCCTCAAAATTACAGATTGCATTGATGATGTCAAGCCCTGCGTTAATTTTCATCGCATGATTGAGAGATGAATATGGGACACCGTTCACCGTGGCTTCGCACGTCTCAACCTCCCCACCGTTGATTTGCTTGTCGAACATCTTGAATCTCACGATTTGGAACATTCCGTTAATCTTGCGCTCCACGGCTTCAATGCGAGCCTTTGAGAAATTCTGTATGGTGAACTCAATCTGCTCATATTGGGCGAGTTCGTCAGACAATGTGCGTAAGCGTTTCTCCAGCTCCGTGATGCGCTCTTTATTACGCTTTGCAGTCTCACGATTGTTGAGCTTCGCCTTGATACCGTCAATCTCATTGATGATGGATGCTCTCTTGTCTTTCAGTTCTATCGTCTGTGGTCTTTCGATAGGCTTAGAGAGCTTAGCATCAATGTCATCAATCTGCTTTGATAGTGAAATGTAAATCTCATTTGAGTTGATGGTATCGGTAGCATCGGGTTCTACCAACTTGGCATTATATCCATCTGATTTCTTCGCATCTTCAATCTTTGCGATAATGGCATTGTAATCTGCCTTGTTTTGCGTGAGGGCTTTCTCTATGGATTCCATCTTTGCCTTGTTCTGCTTGCCAAGACGGTTGATTTCCTCCAATTTTGATGATTTCTGCGAGTTGAAATTCTCTTTCATTTCCTGCTGCTTCTTCTCAATATCATCAATATCAAGATGTCGCTTGCAAGTAGGACACACGAAATCGTCATCGTTGAACTTAATCTGCTGGTCATTGATGGTGTGCCAATCTTTGAGTAGCTTTTCTCTGAGTTCCTTGCATTTCTTCAAGTTTTCCTCATCATTCTTGATGGTGATGGATAGTGAATCCTTAGACTGCTCCAGCCTCTTGATATTGGTTTTGAGTTCGTTCTGAGCATCAAGTGCCTTGCGATAGTCTGCCTGTACATCTCCTTTGATGGATAGTTCAATCTTCAATCTCTCTTGCTTCAAGTCTGCGAGTTGCTTTGCGAGATTCATGCGTTCCTCGTTGGCTGACGATATGGACTTTGATATATCATCAATGGATGCTTCCACATCACTCAGCTCAGATTGCTTCTTGCTCAAATCCTCTTCGAGAGCATCATAATCGTATGTTTCGGGCATATCACGCTTTCTCTCGTCAATTCTTTCGGGGATGCCGTCAATTTCATCCTTGATAGGTCTCTTCTTGGCTGCAACCTCTCTCTTGTATTCTTCGAGCGATTTGCCTGTGATATGGCTCAGAAGTTCATTGAAGTCCTCATTGCCATCTGCAATCTCATTGTCAGAGATTCCTCCTGCCATACGGATAAGCATCGCTCTCTGAGCATCCATCTTCTGTGAGGTGAAATAGGATGGTGAGGTGATGAACTTGAAAATCTGCTCACTGCAAAGGCTTGCAATTTTCTCGTTCCATTCTTTCACATTGCAAGGGACATCATTATACAATCGCTCTTCCTCATGCCCTGTGAACTCTTCCTCTGACTGCCCACGTCTCTTTTGCCATTTCTCCTTATATCGACGGCAAAGGGTTATTTCCTCACCATCCACATTGAGGATGATGGAAACCTCATGTGGCAAACGTGGAATGGCAACTCCATTCTCATCAAGTGTCTTGATGTCGAATGTCTTACGGTCAAAGCTATCCTTTCCGAACAATACCCAAGTGAAGCCATCAAAGATGGTGGTCTTACCCGAGCCGTTGCGACCAAGGATGCTGGTCTCTTTCTCATTGAACTCGATTTCGAGTTCTCGCAATCCCTTGAAATTGAGGAATCGCATCTTTCTTAGGATGATTGTTTTCAT